TAACTCTAGGAGGTATTATATATAAAGGTACAGATCGTGGATATACTAATATGCTTGATAATAATATAGTATATGCTGGATCTGAAATACTATCCTATCAAGAAATAGACCTTAGAGGCAGACCTATAGGAAAGTTACATTCAAAACTTAATAAATAATTTAAAATAATATGTGCTTAGAGAATTTGACAACAAAAGAACCCCTAATTGCAAAAAAAGATATAGTGGTTTATAAGTATATAATAAAAGTTAATCAAGCTTATTTAACTTATTACCGACATAAGATAATAAAAATAGGTAAAACTTATAGATCCAAACTTATAAAAATACAACTACTATTTACTAAAGGCCTTATTAATGAAGGATTACACTCAATGAAGTATAAAAAAGATGCTTGTTATATGGCTAAAGATAAATTAGTTACATTAGTAAAATGTGTAATACCTAAAGGATCTAAATATTATGAGGGGTCATTTAATTTTAGGGGTGAGAGTTATAAATCTTTAGCATCAAATAAACTAAAATATTTGGAAATTATAAAAGATTTTTCAGATTAATAAATAATTAAAATTTAAATGCTATGAAAACCTATAAAGTAATAGATTTAGTAATAGATAGTGATTTTACTAAAGATAACATAGTGCATACAGGTACACATAAAGAATGTATAGACTTTAGAGATAAAAATAAGTTTGAATATTTAGTAGTGCCTATGACAAAAGAAGAAATAAAGATACATAATATATCTTAAATTAATTATTTACAAATATAAAAATATGTATACAGACCTAACAAAGAATAATAAGTATCCTAAAACTTTAATGATTCGTAACCATAAGGGTGGAATGATTTGGCAAATTTATCATGTTCAAAAGAAATCAGAAGCAGATAAATTGGTTGCTAATGCATATAATAATGGATTTAGAGGTAATACTCTTGAAAATTATCAACCAGAATGTAGAGAAACATGGCCTGACTGGAGAGAAACTTGTAGTAAATCTATATTAGAATAATAAGTAAAATAATACACCTTAGATTAATTATTAGAACAATTAATGATGGGTAGAGACACGAATAAACTAATTCTACAATAGTATACTTGAGTAGTAACAGAGCCAAATTAGTTTCATTAATCGTTCTTTTCATATTTATGCCTAAGTCAATTAATTATGGATCTTACTCTTTGGTAGTAAGGAATATGAAGTATTTAATTGATATGGTAATAATATATTATAACAAGGTAACAACTCGAAAAGAAATACATTTGTTGAAAGTATTAGACCTCTATCTGTTTGTATTGGCAGCTATGTAATTTGCAGTTGAAGTAGAATTGGCTTAATCCAATCGAAATTATTTAGCCTTTCAAATAGAAATATTTGATCATATGGTTATAACAAAACACTCTATGAGTAATAAAGAAGATGAATTATAACTAATTGTGCAGTCCAGATTATTGATACACCTGGAAATATTGATTTAAATTTGCATACAATAGAAGAGAGAAAACTCAACTAAGAGCCTCTCTTCTTTTAAAAAAATTAAAAACTATGGGAAAACTACTTTTAAGATTAGAAAAGCAGCTAAAAACAGATTATAAAAAGGATGCTGAGGATTGTATTAAGATATATAATTATTTAAAAGAACAAAATAATGGGCATGTATGGTCTTCTCAATGGCAACCTTTAGTTAATGTAGTATTTAAAGAATTTATAAGAGATGAAAGAAGATATAAGCCTAGTAATATAGGTTATTTAGTCTTAAAAGGTCTTGAAACAAAAATTTAAATTAAGTGATTATTAATTAATAATTAGAGATATGAATATTGATAATTTAACATTTGAAGATAAAGTAAATCTATTAAAACTATTAGTAGATGATTTAGATATTACTTTAACTGCTCATTATGGAGCTACTGGATATTTTTGTAGTAATGATGTTTCTATAATTGAGGATGAAAAAGTAGAAATATGGACTAATATAAATACAGGATAAAAACATTATCAAACTAGTTTAACTATAATTGAAAGTATCCTAAAACTCACACCATACACATAAGAATTTGGTGATAGATTAAATTCATTAAGTTGGAAGAGTGAGTATTATTGTAGTTTAATTAGAAGTCTGTAATCAATTAAGATTGATAGACGAGCTTATTAAACGAAAAGGAGATTACAAACTATTTGATAATATAAGTGAATATTGGTAGTGATAATGAGTGTTGAAATGAAAATAATTAGTTATTGCTAAGTCATGCCATCTGTCACCACTTTAAGACACTAGAAGACATGATACCAATTTCACTTATTAACTATCAACTAAGCCTTCATTTACTCAAATTGCATACAAAGAACTTAATAAACTTAATAATAAATACCTATGAAATTTAGAATTATAGCAAATAAGCCACTTGATTTAACACTAAGTACCTATAAAGTACAGAGACAGCATACTTTTTTATGGTGGAAATATTGGAAAGATGTTAGTAACTGGTTACACTCAGCAAAAGCTTGTGAAGATTTTATTCAAGTATATCTTAATCCTGAATCTAAGATAATTAAAGAAATAAAAGTATAAAATAATCTAAAATAGAGATGATAGTGTAGAATGACTATATAGATAAAATCTTAATAGTTTGATGCACAATATTCAACTAGAATAAAAGATTGGTTCGACTCCAATAGTCTCTATTTTATTAAACTAAAATAAAATAAATATGAATAACTTATTGATTTACATGATAATATGGTATTCTATAGGAGTAATTTGTGGATTTATACTAGATATAATAAAAATTAAAAGACTAACAATAGGTAGTTTAATAGCTAATTTTGCTATATATGGTATTCTTGGGCCTGTTTGCTTTATTTTTTTTCTAGATGATATTTTATCTGTATTAGATATAGTAATTTGGAAAGGAAAATAATATGACAGTATTAATATTAATACCTGGTCTTCTAATTTTGCTAAATATAACTATAGACTTTTTAATATATTTAAAACAAAAATCACTAGATTTTAGACTTATAGTGTCTTTTATTGTAGAATTTGTACTATTAATTATGATGGTAGTATATATTATTGTCATTAATAACAAACCTATTATTTTAGAATATTAAAATATTTAAATATGCACGAAACATTAATTTCATTTAAAACAGCTAAATTAGCAAAAGAAAAAGGATTTGATAAGATAGTTATTGCTTCTAGAAAAGGTAAAGAAATGATTTTACATTGTCCTACTCAATCTTTGCTTCAAAAATGGATAAGAGAAGCTCATAATATATTCTTAACGATTTATTGTGATTGTCACGGAAAATATGATTATCATATGTATGATGTAAATATATCAAAACAATGTGGAGTTAATTTAGAAAATCAAGTAGATGAGTCTGGATGTTTTGAAATTGGACAAAATATATACAAATTTAATAGTTACGAAGAAGCATTAGAAGAAGGTTTGTATGAAATTTTAAAAATAATTAAATAAACAAGCAATGAAAAATATAATTTTAATAACTTTATTTTCTTTATTTTTATTCTCTTGTAAAAAAGAAGATATAAATAAAGATTTAGTGCCTGAAAAATCTCCTATACATACTATTAAGTATCCAGAAGGAACAACAGATACTATAACAGAATTTACTCAATATATATTACCAAGTGGAGTAGTTATAGATACCTTGATATATAATTCTATTACTCATTCTATTCATGGTTATTGTGGTCATGAACACGAATGTATTAGTATAAATAGTAACTACATAATTAATAATGGAAGTTTTAGATTATCTTTTAATTATGATTTGGGACAAAATAGTTTAGCTTATACACATTTTGTATCTAACAAAGGTATTATGTTAAGTACATGTGAATTACTAAATAAGAAAGGATGTATAGATACAACTATTTATATAGATCCTAGTATAACTTGTGTTAAATTATTCTTTGTATTTCCGTATACTAAAAACTTTGATATAAATAATATTGTACTAACCAACTAAATATAACTGTTATGAAAGAAAAAGAATTTATAAGAGCTTTAGAATTAAGAAATTCTATTGAAAATTTAGAAAATAAAATATCTGCATTGGAAAATGAAGAAATTAAAATATCTTCTGATCCTAATAATAATTTAATTATTACTATAGGAGGAAGTCCTGCTAATATTTTAAATAAAGAATTACTTTCTGATATTTCTATAAAAAATATAAATTCAAAATATATAGAATTTATTAACTTTGTAGTAGACAAATTTGAAGAACATAAAAATTTTAAAGAAAAAGAATTTGATGATCTTTAACAACTTATACTCCAATCAAGTTCATATACTGAGTATTTAGAATTAAACTGGTACTTAAAATAATAAAAGGCTAGGTTCAAATCCTAGGATTGGAGCTAATTTTCTTATTTATAAACATTTAAACTTTTCGGAGAAATGGAATATAACAGAAATCACCAAGAACTAATTAATGAGGTCATAAAAAATGTATGGAAACATACTAAGGAACCTCGTACATACACTATTTGTGGAACAGTTAGAAAATATGGACCATTAAGAACAGAGGAACTAACTCAAAAAGGAGATATAGTTCTTATAAAGAAAGAAAAAAGAACTGAAGAAGAAATAAAAGAATTAAAGGTTCTTAAAGCAAATTCTTTCTACGAAGATAAGGTATATTTATCTACTTATTCTGAGGACTCTATTCAAAGAGTAAAATTAATTGTACATGTTAAAAATACACAAGGTCTTAAAGACTTTAAAACTACTCATAGCTTTAAATGCTATAAGGATGATACATCAAATATCATTTTAGATCTTACAGAAAAAGGATATACTATAACTAAAACTTTCTTAAGATGAAAAATAAAAAGAAAGATACATTATATCCAAAATCTAAACAAAAGGCTTTTAGGGATATTAAGAAAGAATATGGCATTGTACTAAAGCCAGAAGATCTGCAATTCTTAAAGTATACGTAATATGTATATTATAAAAGATAAATTCTTAGATAAATATTTCTTTTCAAGTACAATAATTAATGAAAAGAATAGATTTGAGGTTATGTATGAAGATAATAATCCTCTAAGTTGTTTAAACAAGATGAATAATCTGTTAGATGCAGATATTTATAGCTCATTAAGAATTAAACCTGAATAGATTTTCATAGCGGTTTAATTATTTTGGTTAATAATGAAAGCTCTAGTATTAAGTTATTAGAGCTTTCTTAAATCTTAAATAAAAATATGAAAAAATACGTAAAATGTATAGAATCCTGTGTAGGGTTTAATTGTAAAGATAAAATATATGATATAGATAAAGATAAACCTGTTTGTTGTGAATTTGATGATATTTATATATGGGAAGACTTATTTAGAGATGAAGTGGGTGCTTTTGTAGAATCTACTAAAGAAGAGTATGATAAGCAATTTAATAAGTTTATACCTGGAAGATGGTATAAGTATGCTGGCTCCTACTATGGTAAATGTTCAACAGCAGCACAACCTTGGAATAATAGATTTTATTATGATGAAAGAATATATATCGGATACTATGTTAAAATACATGATTGGATTGGTCTTGATTGGAAGCCGGTATTATTAGAAGATTTATCAGAAATACAGCAGTATTTACCAGAAGGACACCCAGATAAATTTCTAACTTCAATTAAATTAGTTATAGGAGAAATTTATTATAGAGATGGATGGATATTTGATTATGTATCCCCTAATCCTTATAAATGTAATAATATAGCAATATCACCTGGACATGAGTTTTTTTTAAAAAAAGCAGCTATGGCAGATTATAATTCTAAGCCAGACAGATTAGCAACTCTAGAAGAAAAGAAATGGTTAAACACTTGTGTAGAACAGAATAAATTTATTTCACTAAATCTCTTAGATTTATTTGATGATAATGGAGTATTAAAGATAGGAGCTAAAAAAGATAATATGCTTATTGAAAAATGGAGTGTTGGTAGTTATATAGTTCCTTTACAAGACAGATTATTAACAAGATTAGAACCCTTAATTAAAGGAAAACCTTACATAATTATTAATGATACTTATACTACTCCTTATATACAATGTGAACAAAACTATTCTATGAATTTCGCAATTAGCGAAAGTACAGAAAAAACTGAAGGAATTAAATGGTTTGCAACTTTAAAAGAAGCTAAGGAATTCTCAGAAGAATTATTATCTAAAGATGAACCTAAACAAAATTCTGAAACTACAACAAATAAACTTAAAGCAGTTCATGTAAAAACTCAAGAAGAGTGGGATTTTGTAACTAAAAATTTAGGATATTATTGGGCAACAGGTCGTTGGGATAGATATAAAGAAAATTCAGTAATTTCATTAGTGGATAAAGCCTTTGATTGTTTTGATTGGTATAATAAAAATAACTATGAAATTATGTCTTACGAAGACTGGTGTAAAGAAAATGGCTATATGAAAGAAAATAAAGAAACTAAATTTGAAATTAGTAAGTGGTACAAGGATAATAAGTTAAATAATAGTTATATATATTCTACTTATAGAAATGGAAATGAATACTATGGATATGGTCTTTGGGCAGGAAAATGGGGAAGTAAATTAGGTATAAGAAATGATTCTATTGAAGCTTCTGAAGAAGAAGTTAAAGAAGCTTTATTAAAATATGCTCATGATAAGTATACTATAGGAATTAAGTTTAAGTCTATTAACAAGGAGGAAGTAGGAATAATAAGAGAAGTTATTCCATACTCTGAAGCAGATAAAGAAGTATTTTGGAATTTTGATTCAAACAATTCTGTTGTATATTCATCTAATGGAATTAAATGTGATAGTCGTACGTGTTCAAATCCTACCATATATAAAGATGGTAAATGGGCAGAAATAGTTACTGAAGATAGAAAAGAAGATGATACTTATCCTTTAGATGTTAGATATAAACCTGGAGATAAAGTTAAAATATTAAGAAAAGCAAAATATGGTGAAAGGGGATGGAAGATGGAATGGATCCCTAAAATGGATTTATATATAGGATTAGTACAGGAGGTAAAAAAAGATTTAGCTGATATTGGTGTTGAATTAGAACACTTTACTTTTCCTCATTTTGTATTAGAGAAAGTAGATAAATCAAAAGATATTTCTAATAAAGATGAAGAAATATGTAAATTTTGCGAAGATTCTATTATAAAAAAAATTAATTTTAAATGTGACCATAAAATAGTTATGAGCATGACCAATGGTACATTTTGTAGTAAAGCTATAGAAGAGTATCATAAAATGATAGAAACAGAAATGAAAGATTCTTTTATTCTACCAGAAAAATGGTGTATTAAACCTAAAGATAAAGAAGAAGCTTTTATCATAGGTAAATGGTTTGATGAAAATTATGGATGTAAGTATTATAAAACATATTATCAAGATGAAAGAAGCCTAATGTATCATAAATATGGTGAGGAACCTGGTCATGTGTATAGTAATAGGCCTGATTATGAGTTTAAAGAAATTACTTTTGAACAGTTTAGAAAATATGTATTAGAAGAAAGTTTAGAAAATAGAATAAATAACGCAGTAGCAGATATGTACGGTATAGATGTGGTTGAATTAGGTAAACCTTTTTTAGTTGATACTTCAGGAGTAATTCCAGAGATTTTTACTAATATGTACATTGCCGAACCAACTAAACCAAACAAAGAATTAAAATTATTAGATTATTCTGATACTACACTCTTATTAGAAAGTCCTATTCCAGTAAAAACAATAAATAATAAATTAATTGAATAACAATTTAAATTTAAATTATGAGTACAGCAAAAGTAATGAATTCATTTGTAAAACAGTTTATTGCAGTTATTAAAGGTGATGATGCTGAAGCTACTGCACAAAAAGTATGGAGACAAGCTAATTCAGCTTTAACTAGTCAAATTTCTTCTATGAAAGGAGATTTGATAGGAAAAGAGGATAAAGTAATTGAAGCAAAAGAAGCTTTATCTTTAGCCAGAGTTAATAATGGAAAATCTATTTCAGATAGAAATAAATATATCCAGGATTTAACTAATGCTAAAAATAAGCTTACTGAAGCTGAAAAAGAGCTTAATAACTTTAATAATTTAATTAAATTCTTAGAAGATGAGTTGTCTTCATTGTCAAAAGAGGAAAAATAAATGAATTTTTAAATACTCTCTAGTTTAATAATTAGAGAGTATTTTTATTAAAATTATAAATATGCAAGAAAAAGAATTAAAAATCATACCACCAGAAGGTTATGAAGTTGATGAAGAAAATAGTACTTTTAAATGTATAAAATATAAAGAAATACTAGATAAGAATAATAAATTACCTAAAACATGGAAAGAAGCTTATACTGAGTATACTAAAGATCTTTATTATATAAGTACAAATAGTTATATTGGTTCTATATCAGGTTTAAGTGGTTCAGTAGATGAAGTTTATAATAAAAATATTCTTATATCTAAAGAAAGATATGAAGAAGTACTGGCTTTTATACAACTACTATTTTTAAGGGATATCTATAGAGATAATTGGACTCCTAGTATAGATAATAAACTTACATATATTATTGGTTATAATAAAGCTAGAAATGAAATAGAAATAGAGAGTTATTCATTAACAAATAAATGTTTATCTTTCCAATCTAAAGAACTTAGAGATCTATTTCTAGAAAATTTCAGAGACTTGATAGAAAAAGTTAAATATTTAATATGAATAAAATTAAGACTATACCAAAATTAAACATTAAAGTTAATCTTAATCCTACTTATATTCCTAATAAGAACTTACCAGGTTGGTTTGAGAATTTAGATTTAGAGAATAGAAAGCAAGAATATAAATTAAAAACTTCATAATGGGAGAAGATGCATTAAAAGAACATATTTTAGATAAATATAAACAAGATATCCTCCCTAATAATAAAGGATCTTCTATTATACATGGTTATGAAAGAATAGCTATATATAATAATAATAATAGAAAATTGTTTTATATGGATAAGAATACTTTTCAGCCCTATAGAATAAGAATAGGAGTACATAAAGTATTTTTATGCTTTGTAAGAAATGGAGAATCTTATATAAGAGATTATATAATTCATCCACCCTCTAGAAAATATTCTCCTAAAGATCTTATGAATAAAATAAAATCAGCATTATGATAGATTTAAAAGAATTTGAAAGAAGTGAATTACAATTAGAAGTTTATGTTTTATTATATTATTTACATTTAAAGGATAAAAGAGCTGTTAATAGTCTTAAATCTATAGATTCTTTTGATTATTCTGGATCTTTATTATACTTAAAGAATAATGGATATGTTGTAGAACAGGAAGATGGTGATGTAATAGTTAGAGAAAAAGGAGAGAAAGTATTTGAAAATAATTCTGATATAGATTTTGACAGATTTTATACTGCATATCCATATAGAGTTCCTTCCCCTAATAATCCTGCTGGAAGATTATTAAGATCTAGTAATAAAGAATTTAATGGAAGATTAACTAATGAGTATAAAACAGCCAGAAAGAAATATTTAGCCAGGGTAAAAACTAAGAAAGAAGATGATTTAATATATTCTATTTTATCAGCTAAACTCCAAAAATGCTCTAAAAATGATTTAATGTATATGAAACAAATCATTAATTATATAGAACAAGAGGAGTGGCAAAAAGATTATATACATTTAGATTCTAATTCTTCATTTGAAGAAAAGATAAATTCTACTAGTATATGAAAGATTTTAGATTAGTAGTAGAAAAAGGTAAATTAGGCACAAATAAAGGTATTAAATCTGGGTTTTCTAGACTTGATAATTTTACTTCTAATCTTCAAATGGAATCCTATCATTGTATAGGTGCTGCTCCTAAAACTGGTAAAACTGCTTATATAGATTCTAGATATGTTCTAAATCCTTATTTATTAAACCCAGAAGAAGATATTCATTGGATATATTTCTCCTATGAAATAAGTAGATTAAAGAAAGTTCCTAAATGGATTTCTTGGTTTATTAGAGAAAAATATAAAAAAGAGATGGATCCTGCTTATATTTTGAGTAAAGGAAAGCATACACTATCTAAAGAAGATGAAAACTTAGTATATAAAGTATTAGAAGAAGATATAATTCCTTTGCTTGGAGATTATAATGAAGATGGTCTACTTATAAAACAAGGTAAAATAGATTTCCATGAGAGAAAAACTAATCCTACAGGTATTAGAAATTATATTACAAATTATTTTAATTCTATAGGTGAATATAAAGAAGGTTATGCTTATGTAGAAAAAGAAGGTAATAAAGAGCAGATAAAAACTTCTGTTTATAAATTAAAGGAAGAATTTAAGAACAGAAAAACTATTATTATAGTAGATCATATAGCTTTAGTTTCTAAAGAAAGAGGCTTTAATAATAAAGAAAATATTGATAAACTATCTGAATATTTTGTCAATATTAGAAATATTTATAAGCCTTTAATAGTTATAACTCAACAATTTAATAGAGATATTGCTAAAATAGAAAGACTTAAATTCTCAGGAGAAGATTTAAAACCTACTAAGGAAGATTTTAAGGATAGCGGGAATACTGCTCAAGATGTAGATCAATTATATTCTTTATTTAAACCTTCTATATATCCTCATATAGATAGCTATTTAGGTAATTCAGAAAAGAAATGGAAAATAAGATCTATGAACAAAAATGATCTATTTATTCACTTATTAGAAAGCAGAGATACTGAAGGATTTATAGATTTAGGTTGCTGTATTTATGGAGAATCAGGATATATTCAAGAACTCCCAGAGTTAAAAGATATGACTGAAGAGGCTTATTTAAAAATTAGAAATAAAACATATTAATTAAATTTGATAGATAGACAAAAATTAATTATATTTGTGGTTCTCATCACAAAAAATTTATTGATTATGAAAAAACTGAAATTACTCGTGCTCATATTTCTATTAACTTCAGTTAGTGTATTTTCAAGTAGAAGTAGTTTAACTGAAACAATAAAAGAAGATAAATTAACTCCTGAAAATATATTAAATTATATAGAAGAAATAGGAATAATACATTCCAAGATTGTTTATAAACAGGCTATAGTGGAGACTGGATGGTTTAAAAGTAAGTTATGTGTTAAACATAATAATTTATTTGGTATGCACTATACTACTAAAAGACCAAATAAAATATCCGGTTATATTATAGCAGATCATGGTGCTAAATGTGCAGTTTATAAACATTGGAAAGATTCAATAGAAGATTATTTATTATATCAACAGTATTGGATAGATAAAGGTAAAGACTTAACAGATTATTATAAGTTTTTAAGTTCTATTGGATATGCATCAAACATTAATTATATAAAAATATTAAAACAAATTAAGATTTAATATATGAGTTTATTTAAAAATAAAAAAGAGTCTAATTGGACTATAGAAACAGCACCTAAAATTAAAAAATTAGGATTAGAAATTTGTATACAATTAACAGGTAGAAAACCTAAAGATGATTGGAGCAGCGGAGATGATAAAATAACAGATAATAAAATTACTAAATCTTTATTAGTAACTACAGATTCTAGTAAAAAAGATATCAAAAAATCTATTGAAAATGAGATGTTTAAAGTTTATAATGAAATATGTGAAGCAATAGATTCTGATAATCTCTTATTAACAAATGAGTTTTGGGAAAATAATAACTTATCAAAAGAAGAATAATAAATGGCATTAAAACTAGGTATAATTGGAGAACCCAATACAGGAAAGTCTTATAGTAGAAAATTTTTAAAAAAAGGAGAAGAAGTATTTATTATAGCTCCTTCATCTAAGGCTATGCATATTACAACTTCAGAAGGATTACCTCTAAAAAGATTACAAGTCTCTACAGAAAAATCTAAGTCATTAGAAGAGATGAGAGATAGAAATAATCTAGAAATGATTTCGGATATAATTCCAGTTTTATTAAAGAAAGAGCCTAATGAATTAACTATTACAGGTAATTTCATATTAACTAAATTGAGAACACTTGAAAGTTGCTTATTGTTTGTAGATAAGTTTATGCCTAGTATTAAAACTATTATTTTGCCTGATGTTACTCATTTTGTTAGTTCAGTTATTGCAGATAAAGAATTTATTAAAAGAAAAGCTGGTGGAGAAGCCTATCAAAGATTTTGGGAATTAGCTGGAGAAGTTCTTAATGGAATTATAGAATCAATAGATAAACTTAGAGAAGATCTTATAGTAGTTACAGAATTCCATTCAGAATATGATGAAAATTTAGATTCTTGGAAAATATTTATGCCTGGTGGTAAAATGATTATAGAAAAATTTAAATTAGATTCTTATTATGATTTTATGTTATATACTCATGTTAATGTTAAAGATGATGGAGTAGTTACATCGGATAGTTACAAATTTGTAACCAGAAAACATGGGAAGTATAATGCTAGAATGTCTGAATTATTTAAAGATACTTTTATACCAAATAATTTAGAAATAGTACTAACTGAAATAAGAAAATATAACGGAATATAAATAATATATAATGATAAGAGACTATCAAAAAGAATATCAAGATTTACAGAGATCTAATCAAGAAAGAAAATTAAAACTTGCTGTTAGAAATGGATTTGCAAATGTAGAAGATTATAGAAATTATTTAAAAAAAGGTACTATAGTAAAGGAAATTGTAAAAAAAGTTAAAAAATCTAAAATTAAGCCTACTATACATAATGTAGTATTATTAGATGCTACATATTCTATGAGTGGACCTAAATATGATAATTCTATAAAGGGTATATTAAAGGAATTAGAATGGATAAAAACTCAAACTGAAGTAAATTATACAGTTACAGTTGAAGAATTTATTGAAGAAGATAAGTATGATAAGGAAATAAAAAAGAAAACTCATACATTATTAAATAATCCTAATAGTAAGAATTTGCATTTTTATGGAGCTAGAGGAAATAATACTCCTTTATATAAAGCAGTTTTAGATATTATAGAAAAAGTACAGCCTGGAATATCAGATTCAGATAAAGTTTTATTAAAAGTTTATACTGATGGAGATAATAACAGACTAGAACATTATAAATCTATTTGTGCAAATAAGATTAAAGAAGTTCAATCTAAGAATTTTACAGTAACTTTTGTAGGCACTAATTATGATTTAAGAAGAATTATTGATGATCTAAAATTAGAAGAATCCAACTGTTTAGCTATAGATAATACAGGAGAAGGATTTAAAGAAGCTTTTAATAAGTCTTTGAATTCTACACAAGTATATACTCAATCTGTTCTAGATGGAAAAGATGTTAGTAAAGGATTTTATAAAAAATTAAATAATTAGTATGCAAAAAGGAAATTTTTTAAGTGAAACAAGTTATTATTTAGTTAAAGAAGTTAAATATAATGGAGATATAGTAGTTAATATATTAGGAACAACACAAGAAGCTACTTTATCTAAAAATTATGTTGATGCTCTAGTTAAATCTGCTCGTGATTATTCTACTGAAACTATAGTTAATCAAACAGAATTAATACAAATAGTTCTTAATAATCCTAGAACTGCAATGTCTATATACTTTAAGAAAGCAGATAAGGATAAAATCAAAAAAGCTTATGAATCAGAAAAGAGTACTAAGATACAACAAATTAGCAATGCTAAAGTAACAGATATTCCTAAGTTATTAGAAGATTTAATTGAAAATCCTATTACTAAAATAATTCCTGGAGAATTAAGACTTATAGTAGGATATCATGAAAATAATCAAGATGAAAGAGGATATCTTCAATTCTTTGATGCTGAAAAAGATAATGTATTTAAAGCTATAAATACAAGAACTTTTATATACGCAATTATTAACAACACTAAATATATAATAAAATAATGTCAGAAAAAAGAGAAATTAATATCCAAACTATTTTGGATATGCTTAATGAAGGAAAAAAGAGATCAGAAATTAATGAAGAGTTGGAACTTAATCCAGCAGAAATTGACTTTTTATGGGGATTAGAAGAATTAAAATTTAAAAAACCTAAGAAATATACAATAGGTATAGTAGTTACTGGGCTTAGTCCAGCACCCAATAAAGCTCCAGAGAATAATGAAAGAATATAAATATAAAACAATAAATTATTATGGCGTTTACAACTAAAGGAAAAACACACACAGAAGCACAGGAATTTACTAGTTCTTACTTAAATTATGGCTTTAATAAAGTTAGTATAAAAGGCTATGATTTAAAGTATAATAAGGATAATACTAAAGTTCAATTATCTTTTCATTTAGAAGGAGATAAATATTCTGGTAGTGGCTTTACAGGGGCTAAATGGAGAAATACTGACCCAGAAATAACAGCAGAAGGACCTTATGGATTTATTAAAATGGGTATATATTTTGATCCAGAAGATCAAAATTATATAGATAGAATTTTAGCAAATCTGGCTATTATTGCAGATATTACAGATACTAGAGGTAAAGTAGATAAAATAGAAGCACCTACTTTAAAAGAGTATTTAGATAAGTATTTAGCAATAGTAAAGAATTGTTCTTTTTGGGTTAAGCTTAAAGCAGAAGAGTATGAACCTGGAAAATATACTCTATCTTTTGGAGAATATAAAGGAAAAGATAGTAATTGGTATATCTTAACTAAAAATATTATAGAAGTAGAAGAGTTAGTAATAGATAAAGATGTACAAACTTTATATTATGTAAAAGAAGGAGTTAAGAAATTCTTTAAGTTTGATAAGAACTCTAAATGGGATTATAAAAAGTATGATATAAAACCAGATGATACTAAATCTTTAGCTAATAAAATAGTTGAAGATGATGATATTTAGATTTATATATTAATTTACATTATTAACTACATTAAGTGAAATTTGGAAACAGCTCTGTTCTTAATTGGATAGAGCTGTTTATTTAAAAACTAAAAATATGCAAACCACTAATAATCATTGTCCTAATTGTTATTCTATATTAACAAAATGTAAAAGAAAACTAAGACATTTTTTTGATCCAAAATCTCATTACAAATGTTTTATATGCGGGTATTGTTGTTCTATTAATGATGTAGAAGATACAAATCCTCATACACATAAAGAACAAATTAACGAATCTAAATTTAATAACTCTGAAAATATTGAAGAATATTTATACAATTTAAAAGAGTAAACTATATGAAAAAAGTATTATTAGCTTTAGTATTCTTTATTCCTTTGTTATTATATAGCCAGAATAAAGATAGTATATGGCAAGTAAAAGATATTAATAATAAACCTTATGCTTCATTTAAAATTCCTATGTTAGTTCAGGGATATCCAGTAATAACTTTACAAGATATATTAGATTACTCAGTAGAAAGTTATAATGATAGTGTTTTGATTGAATATGATTGGTTTAAAGATGAAAATAATTATATAGGAAAAGTAGAAGTAACTCAATATAACTATCCAATTAAAGATCAGAATGGATTAACTTATTTAGGTAGATGGTTTATTTGGGAACATACTATTCCTACATTTGAAGGATTTTATATATTTTTAGTAAATAAATACTACCCAAAAGATTGAGTATGATTAAAATAAAACCAAATCTTAATCTGGATAATATTCATAAGAAGCTTTCACAAGAAGAAATTTGGTCATACTTAGTTGATTATAAAAATATTAATAAACCATTTAAAATGAGAAAAGAAGAAGATCATCCTTCTTGTACTATATGTTATGGTACAAGAGGAGATCTTCTTATGAAAGATTGGGGAGATCCTAATCAATTAAAGCCTGAAACATGGTATCAATTTCTACAAAGAACTAAATATTATAGTTATAATAATAGTTTTATTAGATGTTTAGCAGAAGTAAATGAAGCTTTTAATCTAAATCTAGTTAAACCTAGATTTGATGTTATTTGTAATAAAGTTTTAATAAAAAATGTTCCTAAGATTCAAGATAATCCTATAGAAGTTGAAATTAAAATAAAAGCAAAAATAAAAGGAAATTCTATATATTACTCTAATGAGGATTTATCTTATTGGAAACAGTATGGAATTTCTAAGAAAAAATTAAAAGAAAAATTGGTTATTCCTATAACAACTTATTGGATTAATGATAAAGCTATAAATATAGGAAATTACCTAGCTTATGCTTATATAGGTCTAGGAAATAATTTAAAGGGTATAGAAGCAATTAAAATTTATGCTCCTAATAAATATTGGTTTGGTAATACTGATAAAAGCTTGATATTTAATAAGAATTTTATACAACCAGGTGAATTATTAATTATACAAACCAGTCTAAAAGATATAATGTGTATGGAAGAATTAGGGTATATAAACATAATAGCACCTAATTCTGAAAATACAATTTTTTCTACAAATATTTGGACTAAACTAAATACAGATTATAAACATAAAATATATTTTGCAAATAATGATTTTAATAAGAATCCAAATCCAGGTATAGAATATGCAAAGCAATGGAAAGAGAAATATAATATTTCTTATATCCATACTCCAGATAATACTACATCAGATATTTCTGATTATAGGAAAATATATGGAGAGTATAAAACAAAAGAATTATTGAACAATTTATTATGTTCATTTTAATTATTAAATTAGAAGTATGAGAGAAATGAAAGATTTATCCTTTCAGGAACAAATTATTTTAGATGAAGAACAAAGAGAGAAGATATCTATAAGAGCAATAAATGCAAGAATACTCTTATTAAGCTATAAAGGAGAGTGTAAACAAGAAAAGATATTTAATAGTATATCTAATTTAAAATTTTATAATAAGAAGAAATTATTTCATACAATATCTTTACAAGATATTATTAATATAAAGTACAAAGAAAGCTTAACTGGGGTAGATACTAAAGGATTTGGATTAACTAAATATTTAATAAATAGTATTATTCAAGAATCTCCTATAGAATTTAGATTATCTGAAGAATTACTTACAAAAACTAGTGAATTTATATTACCTTCTTTAATTCCTAGTTCTCAATTATGTAGTTGGAATACATATTTTATGAATAGTTTTATTTATAGAGATAAAAAAGGTAGAGATAATTTAGATTCTGAATCAAATATATACCTATTATATAGAAGATATTGTACTGATTCTTGGATAGAACTAGATTCTTATTTGTGTAAGCATAAAAATTATTTATATGATGAAACTCTAGATAGAAATAGACATTTATATTGTTTTTCTATACCAGATTTATCTATACTTAATATATTTATAGATGGGAAATACTCTAAGTTTTCTGAAGAGTATAAGAATAAAATACTCAATTTTAGAGGATTACATAAAAATAGTACTCTTGGAAATATATTATATCAGAATGATAAGTACAGAGAACAGCTATCTAATAAATTAGGTGGCATTATTGAAAAAGATGCAGAATTATTATCAATTCCAGATTTAACTAAAGAAACTATATATGAATAAACTAAGTTTTAAAGTAGTTGTCGAGTATGATGTTGAAATAAATGAAAATAGAGAAATAAATACTAAAATTCCCAAGATAAATATAGAGTTTACTGAAAAATCTTTATCTGCTAATATTTTATATAAAGACTCTTTCTTTATGTTAAAACCATTTAAGACTATATCAATAGAAATCTTAGCTAATATTACAATAGGAATTTTTAATGCCTTATATGTAACTAGATATAAATTTGAAGATTTAATTGATTATAGGCCTCATAAAACTAATATATCTAAAGAAAAAGTTAGAAATGATAAAGTACAAAATGTATTAAATAGTGGATTTATATATTTAGCAATATTAGCAGGTTATACTAGAGAAAATATAGGGGATTATATTCAAAGAAATACTAGTGCTGTAACAATACAATATCATAAATTTTTAAAAGGTTCGGTAAAATTTTCTGATATTACATTATTTAGAACTTTATTAGATATGGTAATGAGTGAATTAAAATCTCAATTAAACTTATATAAAGATTAAAAGTTATGAAAAAATTATTAATTATCTATTTTGTATTGATTTCACTTAATTCGTTTAATCAGAGTTATAAAGATTCAGTATCATATAATCCTGCGTGGGGTGAACCTGATTGTCATCCAGTTTATAAAGGTAAACGATATATTCATTATAATATTGATTCAGAGAAAGAACATAACAAAACAATACCCAACGCAGATATTTTTTTTGGAATCGAACCAAAACCTTATCATATTGACAAAGATGCTGTGGATTATAATGAAAAAGGATATGCTAAAACTTTTATTGGTTTTACTCCTTTAGACACTAATAATATGTCTTATGGAGGTAAATTAACTAAATCTTGTGGTTCTTACAATCAGAAACAATTTGACACTATTTCGGTTTATTTGTTAGTATGTAATATAAAAAGAGTATATTCTATTAGTCATTATATTGAGGATATAGATGAACACACTGGTAAAATAATGTCAGATACTGTTTATTATGATTATGATTATTCAGTTTTTTGGACTTTTGGCTACAAGATTATTGATTTTAATGATAATATTAGGTATCTTGACAAAAATAAACAAGAATTTCCTGATAATATAATCATTTGGCAAACAATAAAAAGAAAGAAATGATATGAAAATAAGTACTTTAGATATTTTATTGATATTCTCAGTTATATTCTTAATTATTATGCTAATAAGAGGATTTAGATTTCCTAAACAAAATAATATAAGTAATTTTTGTATTAGAACTTCTGATCCTTACGAAGTAGAGCTAATTAATGATTATAGGAGAGGATATAGATTTATATGTTGGTCAATAGGAGATTTTGAACAACAAGCTCAAGAAATAGAAGATTATGAAAATGAAGGAAATAAAATATATGATAGATCTAAATTTCAAGAAACTTTAGAGTTAATGATTCATAAACATGATGCTGAACTAGGTATTAATTGGAATACTATAAAAGATTACTTAGATAATTATTGTAAACTAGAAAATGAATAAATATAAACAATACTTTTCAGAAGATTGGTATGAAGAATTAAAAGATTCTTTAGAATCAGATCATTTTAGTACTCAGATAAAATTAATTAATCAAGAAAGATCTATTAATGAAATAATACCAGAAAAAGGTGCTGAATACCAATTTAGAGCTTTTAGAGAAACTCCTTTAAATAAAGTTAAAATTGTAATAATAGGACAGGATCCTTATCCTACAGTAGAGCCAAATAGAATTTATACTTATGATGGATTAGCCTTTAGTAATTCAAACAGTTTATATCCTAGCCCATCTTTAGTTAATATATTAAAAGAAGTTAAAGAATGTTACCCTAATACTCTTACTTTAGATGAATTAGACTTAACTAGATGGGCAAAACAAGGAGTATTTTTATATAATATAGCTCAAACTGTTATTAAAGGTAAACCAAAATCTCATACTAAATATTGGGAATTATTTACTTTATATGTAATAAAAGTTTTGAATAAGCAACCAGATCTAATTTGGCTACTATTCGGTAGAGATGCTCAAAAAGTAGGACATATAATAGATAATAGAACTCATTGTATAATTAATACATCTCATCCAAGTCCTACACAGCAAGCTAATCTTAAACAAGCACCTATAGCATTTACAGGAAGCAAGTGTTTTTTATTGGCAAATGAAGAATTAAAGTTAAGAAATAAATCTGAAATTATTTGGTAGATAAGAATATTAATTTAAATTATATAATATGACAACACGTGTTGTGAAATTAAAGTTGTTAACTCAACAAGATGTTATTACAGTAAAGACTAGTGCTCGCACTAGAGGAGAACTATGCTCAGAATTATCATCATATGGTATTAATTGGGGCTCTGTAAAGTTAATTGACAGAGCTACACACGATACTTATGAATTAGATGAAGCAGTACTACCTGCTATTGATTGTTTGTTATTTGTAGTACCTATTAAGACTAAATCTGGAGTAGACTTATCTTATAGAGAAGTTAAAGAAAAAATTAAAGAGTATAAAGAAAATGGAGGAGATGTTCCATTTAATTATACACATGCAACTACAGAAGAATTAAATGGTTTTTGGAATAGTATAACTAAGAAACCTATGAAAAGTGCTACTAAAACTATAACAAAGAACTCAGATAATGTTGTAATAAAAAATTCAGAAGCAATAGAAAAAAATACATTAGTTGATTATACTACAAAGAAAGAATTACAAGCTGAAGTTGAAGATTTAGCAAGAAGAGTAAAATAATATTAACTATAAGATAGACTATAGTATTATAGTCTATCTTTCTTTTATTTAATAAATTATGCAAATACCAGAAGAATTATTAAAGTTATCAGAGAAGGAATTAAAAGAGGAGTTAAGTAAATCGGTTCATCAAGCTAAATATTTTATAGATATTAATAATACATATATAATAATAAAAGAATATGTGTTTAAAAATTATATATTCTATAAAACTTTAACTAGTACTAATATTTGTATGGCGTCGTACTTTAATTTTCATGATTCCTTTATACCTCTAAATTATAAAGATATAAAAATATATTTAAAGGAATTATTATTTAACAAAATACATAAATTTAATAATGAAAAATTTGCACATTATTTAGAAGCTACAGTATGCAAACTATATTCTAAAGATTCTTATGAGCTAAATATTTATGATAGTCGTACTATTACTTTAACATTATATTTTCCAGAAACAACTATTACAAATAGTATTGAATTATCTCATACTATGTATGATATATATTTTAAATTTACTTTCAGATATACAAATTCTAAATGGCTAGTAGAAAATATTAATATGACAAGAACTACTGTATCTATTGCAGAATATTTAAATAATTATTTATTTTCTCATGCTCGTAGTAATAAGATAGGACAATGGAGTAGTTTGTGCTTTGGAAATACAGAGTTACAGAAATCTATAAATAAAATATATAAAGGTGGGCTTAGTGATTTTTCTTCTATATTAATAAGTATACCTTCTTATTTAAGTTGGGAAAGTATTGAAGGTAGTCCTTATATGTTTATTAGTAATTTATTAAAAACTAATAATCTTTCGCAGTGTATTCTTTCTACTGATGAGAATAATAAACTTTTGAATAATATGTATTATAATTATATTATTAATACTATAAATAATTTTAAATATACTTTTGAAATAGTAAAAGATTGTTATACAATAAAGTTAAGTCAATCATCAATAGATTTAATAGATTCTATATTAACAAATAAATATCCAGAAAATTGTTATATACAAAAAAATAATATTTCTTATACTCCTATAGTTGATAATAATTTTATTAATGATGATCCTAAACTTTGTTTAGAATTTAATGGAAAAGATATATATTCTAAAATTATTAATAATATGAAAGAAGATAATTATCCTAAACAAATTCATAGAATTATATTAAGAGAAGTAGTAGATAAAATAGAGTCTAATTTTGAAGAATATCTTATTAATAAAAAATTAAATATAACTATATAATGTCTGAAACAATATCAAATAATATAATTAAAGAAGTTAAAAAAGTATCTATTGGTAAAATAGGTGTTTTAAGAATAACTAAAGATTTACTAAAAATTATAAATTATTTACATTACAAAGTAGGAAGTACTGAATGGTCTGGTATACTATTCTATAAGATTTCTAAAGGAAATATAGATAACCTAAAGGATCTAGAAGTGCTAGCAGATTTTATATATCCTATGAATATAGGATCACATGCTTATACAGAATTTGAATATAATGGAGAAATAATAAATGCTTATGATATACATAAAGAAGGTATTAGCATGTCTACTGGATTAATACATTCTCATCATAATATGAGCACATTTTTCTCAAATACAGATTTATCAGAGTTAGAGACTAATGCTTATAATTATAATTATTATGTATCCTTAATAGTTAATTTTTCGCATGAATATTGTGCAAAAATAGCAGTTCCTTCTAAATCTAAAACAACTAGAGAATGTTGGTTTAAAAATACATTAGGTAAATTAACTCCATTTAAGAATACTAAAGAAGAAGATATATTATTAATAGGAGATTTAGAGGTTATTATAGATAATAATATAGAAAATCCTGAGTGGTTAAAGAATAGAATTAAAATTTTAGAAGATAAGAAAAAAGAACTTTCTGTTGCTAATATAAGCTCATATTCTGATTTTGAATATCCTTATAATCATAATAGTACTTACAGAAATTCTTTATCTAAAGTCTTTAATAAAAGTTCTACTATAAAGGATAATAATCAAATTATATCTAACAATAATGTAGATTCTTTTTTAAGTGCTTGGCTAAATTTAGATGTAACTAAATCTAACAATAGTATAGAAGAAACTCTTAAATATTTAGGTTCTGTAAAAGACGCTGATTTAGATATTTTAGAAAATAGTTTGGATATTAATTTAGAATTAATTCATGAAAGTATTTATAATTCTCCAACTAAATTAGGATATAATTGTATAAAAGCCTTAAATAGATTAATGGATTTTAAGGATACTTATGAAAATAAAGATTTCTTTGAAATTATAAAAAATATATTAATAACTTACATTGAATAAATGGATATAAAATATTTTAACAGAACTAAAGATTCTCCTTGGTTTGAAAAGAGTCAAAACGAAGAAATATTACTAGTTGGGTGTGGTGGAATAGGAAGTAATGCATTATATTTTTTAACTAAAAGTATTCCAGCTATATATAATATTATAGACAAAGATATAGTTGAAAGTCATAATATAGGCAGCCAGTTTTTTAAAAAAGATCAACTTGGAAAATATAAAGTAGAATCTATTAAAACAAATTGTGAATTAGGCTATATACGTACTTTTAAACAATCTTATAGTTCAGAATTCTGTAGTCCTATAACTATTACAGCTTTAGATAATATGGAAACTAGAAAATTAGTATATCAAGCTTGGAAAGTTCAAAATAGTAGAGAATTGTTAATAGATGGTAGGCTAAGAGCAACTTTATATGAAATATATATAGTTACTCCAGGAAAAGAAGAAGAGTATGAAAAAACTTTATTTGATGATAAAGAAGTAGATGAAGGTCCTTGTACATTTAAGCAAACAGCTTTTTTTGCAGGCTTAATAGGTGCTAGAATAACTCAAGTAGTAGCAAATTATTTAACTAATAAATATTCTTCAGAACCTATTTGTAGTATACCTTTCAGTATTAAAGAAGTAGGAGAACCTTTTTATATAGAAATAAAATAATTATGGGAATAATATTAAAAAGAGGAAGTGAATTTAGTCCTATTATATTTCAACGTAAAAATTTACAAAATAAGTTGTATTATAGAATAGAAGAGTTAAAGAATAATATATATGGAGATACTAAGAATATGTTTAAACTAGATAACTGTTTAAATATTCAGAATAATTTTATTAATCACATAATAAGTAGAAGAGGTATTAATTACTATGAATTTACTGGAGGTATTCTTATAGAGGACCCTATTGCTTTATTAGTAATTAAAAATAAAGATAGAAAAGTAAATACTACTTATGTAATAGCAAATAGCATATTTTTTAATATAAATCCTACATATTTTTCCAGACTAAAGAGATCAATGAACTCTTTAGGAATTTCTAGTAGAACTAAATTATTAATGTGGGAACCTCATTTAATAATATCTGAATTTTTAGAAGTTCATAATCCTACAATAGAAGATTATAAATCAGAAACACAAGAACAATTATCTAAAGAATTTTTAGAATATGAAAAAACTCTTATTGATTGATGCAGATGGGTTAGTATATCATTCAAGTAAGGATTCTCTAGAAGAGTCCTTACTTAGTATTGATGAAAGAATTCAAAACATGTTTAAAAAAACAGAAGCAACTCATTATATAATGTTTATTTCAAATTCTCCATATTTTAGGCATAAGATTGATTCTAATTATAAATCTAATAGAAGTAAGTATGAGAGTCCACTTAAATGGTTAAAGTGTCTTAAATCTTATCTAATTGAGAAATGGAATGCACAATGGATGAATTTGGTGGAAGCAGATGATTTAGTTGCTTATTGGTATAATGAAGATTTAATATATGGCTATGTTAATGAAAAAGATAATAAAAATATCTTTTATAAATTAACTTGTGTAGAATTAGGAGATTGTTTAGAAGAAGTTACAAAAATAATTTGTAGTCCTGATAAGGATATTCTTCAAAACATGCCAGGCAGACACTTTAACTATTCTTATAAAATTAAAGAAGAATCTAAGAGTAAATCTAAAGAATTATTAACAGATAGTGACTTTAATAAAGGTTGGTGGATTGAAACTAGTGTAGAAGGCGCCTATATAAGTTTCTGGAAATCAATGATTTGTGGAGATGTTCCTGATGGAATAAAAGGTATTGAGGGAAAAGGTGAGGCTTATTTTAAGAAAATATGTGAAAAATATTCTCAATATGGAAATACTTTTGAAGAATTAATACCCACGGAATATATCAATAAATATGGTATTTCTCAAGGTATTTATGAATTTCAAAAGAATTATAGGTTACTCCGTTTATTAGATTGTGACGAAGATTTTATAAGAGAGGTTGGAGTTTTGCCTAAATTTCCAGTAATAACTGAAGTACCTAAACAAATAGAAATAAATCAAGTTATAGACATATAATGGAAAATAAAGAAGAAAAAGCATTAAGATATAATTCTGGAAAACCTAAATGGAGTTTAATAGATTTTGAGTCACTATTACCTCTAGTAGAAGTTCTAGAATATGGTGCACATAAATATAGTATTTATGAAGATGATAAAGGAAATCAAATTAGAGGTTCTGAAATACCAATAGAAGATATTAATAAATACAAATTAATATCTTCTGGTAAAGATAATTGGAAAAAAGGATTAGATTCAAATGAAACATTGGAATCGTTAGCAAGACACTTATTTAAATTAATTAATAAAGAAGAATTTGATAAAGAATCTAAATTATCTCATGTAGGTCATATAATGGCTAATATTATGTTTTATCAATACCATAAAAATAAATAAATTGATAGATGAAAAAAGCAGAAGAGTATATTAAAATAGAAGATACTATCACTAAAAAAGATATTACAAATGATTATGAATTCTACTATACGAAAGAACAAGTAATTAGATTTATTAAACTAGTACAAATCGAAGTTATAGAAGAAGTCACTAAAAGATGTATGGAAGAAGTCAGTACTAAATATAATGACTTGGGTATATTAGGTCTTTTTCCAAGCATAACCAAACAATCAATATTAACTATTAGAAGAGAACTTAAAAAAGAGTTAAATGAAACTTAGATACATATTAAAAGAAACTAAAAATATATTTAAATCTCCTAAGAAAGTTTATTATTTAGGAAAAATACATTATGGTTCTCCTTATTTTTATCCCTGGGGCTTTAATAAAAATATATTAAATATAAGAAAAGTTAAGCCTAAGTTTATACGCTGTAACTTTTTTACATTGTTTGGATATCAAATTAGTTATGGTTGGCCTATTTATATTACTTGGTATGGATTAGGTTGGAAAGATAAATTTGGAACTCCTAGATATGAATGGTCACCATCATTTCAAATATATTTCTTTTATTGGCAATTTTGTATATTTTGGAATGCTCCAGATAATGACAATGATAAATATTATGAAATGCTTTTATGGTATTTAAACTATTCAAACAAAGATATTCTAATAGCAAAAGAAACTTGGGGTTGGATTAACTATAATACAAAACAATCAACTTGGAATAATAATTATTTAATAACAAAATAATGAATATATTACAACAAAAAATAGAAGAAAGGGCAATAGAAAAATTAAAGAAAGATTTAAGCTTTTTAGATAATATGGATTTGAATCAAAGAAATAAATTTAAAGATCTATATGCAAATATAACAATAAATATTGAAGAATATCCAGAAGATTTAGAAAATTCCTCTAAACTTATTAATATTAATATTCATAATATATTTAGTTCTTACTATAGAATTTATAAAGAAGCTTATAGTAATAATTTATCAAAGTATATAAAAACAGAAACAGAATTATTTCTGAAAGAAGTAGAAGGTCTAAAAGAAAAATTAGATAAGCTAGAAGATCAAGTAAATAATATAACTTTATAATAATGGAAGAAAAGAAAGTATATACTAATAATTCTAATCAAGAATTTAGAATAGTAATAGATCAAGAACTAGATCCTTATGATACGCAACTATATATTCAATTAAAAAAAAGAGATAAGGGTAGATTATGGTTTTGTAGTGCTAAAGAAGTAGATGAATTTTGTAACATATTAAAAGAATATAGAAAAGATGCATTGGATAAATAAAATATTATGATATATTTAGTAACTAATCAAACTAGTTTAAGTAAATATAATGAAGACTTAATTCAGTATTGTTCTATAGAAGATTCTATAAATTATTTTAAGAATCATGCTTTTATAGGTATAGATAGTGAAACAGAAGGATTTGATCCCTATACTAAAAAAATGTTAACTCTTCAATTAGGAGATTGGAATAATCAATTTGTTATAGATTTATCAAGTATTAATATATCAAGATATAAAGATCTTTTAGAAAGTAATAAAACTTTCATATTTGCTAATGCCCAATTTGACTTAAGGTTTCTATTACATCATAGTACAGATGTTAAAAATATATCAGATACTCAACTACAAGAAAATATTTTATATTGTGGTTATAATAATGATTTAGATGAAAAAGATATAGCAAAAGAATCTACAATAGAAGATTCTAAGAAATATGTAGTTAGAAAGTTTTCATTAGGTAAATTATCAGAAAAGTATCTAAAATTTAATCTTGATAAGTCTATAAGAGGTAATATACAGTATATGGGTTTAACTCAAGCTGTAATAGAATATGCTGCAAATGATGTTAAAGTATTAGAGCCTATAATAAATAAGCAGAAAGAAGCTTTAATTAGATTTAATAAAAGATTCTATTCTACAGGAGAAGTTGAAATTCTAGAAAATAAAGTAGTCAGAGTATTTGCTAAAATGCTTTATAGAGGTATAAGATTAGATAAAGAGAAGTATACAAAAGAAGTTATTACAGAAGTTAAGAAAACTTTAGAAGAGTCTAAAAGAAAGTTAAATTCTTTTATATTAAAAGATAAGATAAAATATATAACTGTAAAGAAGAAGAATAGAAATAAGAAAGTTCCTATTGTTCTAACAGAAGATATGTATACCCATGAAGTAAATGTTAATATAAATTGGGATTCTCCAGAACAAAAATTAGGTATATTAAAAGAATATGATAAGACACTAAAAGATACTAAATCAGAATCTCTTAGGAAGATCCAGAATAAATATCCCATAGTAAAAGAGTTATTAGAATATAATGAATATCATAAATTATATACAAGTTTTGGAGACTCCTTACTATCTGAGATAAACCCTATTACCAAGAGAATCCATCCTTCTATATGGCAGATACTCAGCACCGGTAGGATTTCTGTAAGTGTCCCTAAGATATATTGGGCGTATAAAAAGTAATTTTTATAATGAATCGGATGAATTGCTGGAAACCCATCAAATAATAAGGGCAATCAGCAGCCAAGCTAAAAGTACACTTTTAGAAGGTTCAGAGACTACCTGAGTAGTAAAGTCTACTTAATAACAGGAAGTAATTAATAATAAATTAATGAAAAAGCGTCCGACTACTAAAAAAATAATTTTAATTTTTACTTGAATGTTTCATAAAATTTGTTATATTTGTGGAAATATTATAAAATATTCCTATGAATACAATAAAAATAACTAAACAATTTTTACATGATGAGTGGGTCTTAAATAGAAAGTCCCAAAGAGAAATAGCAGAAGAACAAAATGTTGGATTATGGTATATAGAAAAACTAATAAAAGATTATAAATTAACAAATATTAGATCAAAAATAAAGTATACTTACAATGAAGATTTATTTGATATAAATAATCCAATATTTGCATATTATATAGGATGTATAGTATCTGATGGATACATAGATCTAAAAAATAGTAGAGTAGCTTTAGCTATAACTGATTCTCCTAAAATATTAGAAAGGTTATCAAAATATTTTTCTAAAGATAAATTAACTCCTGTATATAAATTTAAGACTAAGGACAATCATTACTCTTATAAGTTAACTATAAGTAATAAATATTTAGTAGACTTATTAATATCATTAGGTGTTGGAGTTCCAAATAAAACTAGTAATGTAAAATTTCCAATATTTTACAATAAAACTTGTTTTAAAATGGCTTTAAGAGGATTTATAGATGGAGATGGTAATATAAGAAATACGGAGCATAATATTATTATTAGGTGGTATTCTCATTCATCATATTTAGTAGAAGATTTAAAGAATGCCTTTAAATATTGGTATAATTATGATCTAAGTATAAACCCTGTAAAAAATAAATTAGGTAAAGAGATGAGTACAAGAACAGATTTTTGGAAACACTCTATTGATTTATATGAAGATTATGATGAATTTTGTTTAGAAAGAAAAAAATTACAAATTAAATTATTAGTAGATGATATAGTCCACCGTTATGAAATGATAAATCATAACAAATGGTGAATTTAAATCAGATACCACGTAAGGGTAAGCTAGGTACTATAATTAGAAGTTGTTTTATACCAAGGGATGATAATTATGTTATTGTTGGGGGAGACTATTCTAATATGGAACTAAGGATAATAGCTGAATTATCTGAAGAACCTCTATGGATTAATACATTTAAAGAAGGAAAAGATCTTCATAGTATATTATGTAGTGAAACATTTGATATAGATATTAGTAGGGTTAATGAGCCTTATCCTCATAATCCTTCAATTACTTATAGATACTTACAGAAAACCATCGACTTTGGCTTGAGCTATGGTATGACCGAATATAAATTATCCAATACAGCTAGTATATCTGTAGATCTAGCAAAAGAGATAATTAAAAAATTCTTTTCTAAAGTTCCTAAAGTAGAAGCTTTTTTAAAAGAAAGGGGTTTATTTGGTCAAACTTATGGTTATATTAGAACTCCTAAACCTTTTAGAAGAATAAGACAATTTCCAAAATGGAATTATATTCAAGATAATCCTAATACACCTTCTAAAAATAAATGGTTAGGTAGTATAAATAGGGCATCTATGAATTCTCCTATACAAGGCGCTAATGCAGATATTATTAAGCAAGCAATGATTTATATACAAGACGAAATAGATGATAATGAATGGAATGCTGGAATTATTCTTCAGATATATGATGAATTACAAACTGAGTGCTTAAAAAGTGAAGCAGAGCTATGGAAAGCTAAATTACAAGAACTTATGATAAAAGCAGGACAAATAATATTAAAAAAAGTTCCAGTGGTTGTAGATGTTAAAATATCTAATTGTTGGTCTAAATAATATATTATGAAAATATTACATAAAATTATATATAAAGAGTTTCCAACACATATTGCTTGTACAAATAATAAGAAAGCTCCTAATAAGTATTTAAAAATTAATGGAAATCAATTATATTCAGGAAATATGCACCCCCAGACTAGGAAAATAGTTGTAGAAAATATGAAGAAATACTTGGCTAATAATCAGGACTGGGCTAATATTTCTGTAACTACTTTTCCTATAGCCATAGAAACTCAATTAAAAGTACCTATTAATTTTGGTTCTGTCCAAAGAAGAAATAAAGAAATTTGTTGGAAAATACCTTCTAAGAAATATGAGCCTAATTGGGATATAGGAAACTATGGTTATTTATGGTCTAAAGTATTTTTAGATGTATTACAATCACAAGATGCAGATCTAGGTAATAAGACTATTAGATTAGATATAATACCTAATGATAATATAAAATATATAACTCAAGAAGGACCATATACCTGGATTAACTGTAATACTTTAGAAGAAAGAGAATTAATATTTATAATTTATAAGATATGATAAAATACTTAAAATACTATTGGAATAAGTTAGTATGTTTGTACTATTTAAAATTTACTTCAGGTATTATAAAACCTCGTGTAAGATTTAATATTTATAGGAATTTTGATAAGAATTTTAATACTGAGCATACTGATTTTTGTGGAATTTGTGGTTGGCTCATGTTTGAATTAAATAGTATAGTCTATGTATATGATAATACTATATTTAAAAAATGTTTTCCTGAGCTTTATTTCTATAAACCTTTAAAATCTAAATATCTTATATCAGGTTATTGGTTCGAAATTTATAAAGTAGAGCCTAGACAAGAAGTAATAAATAAAGCTAAGAAATTACTTAAAAAATATAAAAAACTTTAGTATATTTGGCATCTAAATTTATATTAATTATGGCAAAAAAACCTAAGAAACCAAAGAAACCTAAAGGTGGCGGAGGTTGTTAAATTGTGTAATAATAGTCTAGTAGAAATACTAGACTATTTAATTTAAAATTATAAAGATGGCAAGAAAAAGAAGTATTTTAACTTTATTAAAAATAGTAGTTAAAGCATTAAAGCATGAAAAAAATATGCCATATGAAAAAAATGGATTATGCTGTTATATTTCAGGTATATGTTTCGTAGGTATTATTGATTATAATGAAAAACAAAATTTATATAACTTCATAGAATTACATGAGCCAAAGAAAGGTATATTTTATGATCCTACTTATAATCTTTTTTATTGGGATCCAAATAATAAAGAAATTAGAATAAAGTGGTTAGAATACCATATTAAAGAATTAACTAAATTAAAAAAATCTAAAAATATATGACAAAATATGTATTAGTTCCACTAGAGGAACTTATGGATTTAAAAAGAAAAGAAATGATTTATAGCTTATCAGATATAGAACAAGAAGATTTAAAAAGTATAAAAGAGTCTATTGTAGATATAACAGAAGAAGATATATCATTTGAATATGAAATTATAGAAAAATAAATAAATATGAGCTTAAGTGTTTATCTAGTTGAAGAAAGAAAAATAGTTACCTTTATTTGTACTGAGTGTGGTCATGAAGATTTTAAGATTGAAAAAGAAACTATATTTGAAGCTAATATTACACACAACTTATATAAAATGGCTAGTGAAGCTGGAATTTATGAAATATTATGGAGACCAGAAGAAGTTGGAGTAGTAAAAGCAAAGGACATAATTAAAAAATTATCTATTGGCCTAACTTTAATGATAAAAGACCCTGAAAGATTCAAAAAATTTAATTCACCAAATGGGTGGGGAACTTATGATAATTTTATTCCTTGGGTTGAGAAATATTTAAAAGCCTGCAAAGAAAATCCAGATGCTATTATTGAAGTATATCGTTAATTTATAACTTAAATATTATAGAAAATATGATAAAATTAAATTTAATTCCAGATAGGGATATTTTATTAAATGCACCTTTACCAGAGAAAACAAATACATATACTCCTATACCAAATGAATTTATACTAAATTTAATTGAAGAAGAATGCCATAAAAATAATTTAATTATTCTAAATGAAAATTATAAATCTACTTTAGAAGGAGATAAATTTATAGGTTTATTTGATATTCAATCAAGTAATTCTAACATTGGTATGAGACTAGGATTTAAAAATTCTTATGATAAATCTATGAGCTTTGGACTTGCAGTTGGTGCAGTTGTATATGCATGTACAAATGGAATGATCTGTGGAGAAATTAATCTGAAAAGAAAACATACTGGAAATGCTAATGAAATTGCTAAAGAAAAAATAAGAATAGGTATTGAAAGTATTCAAGAAACATTTGAAAGATTACTACAAGATAAAAATAAAATGGATAATGTAGCTATTAATTCTAAAATTAATGCAGAATTAATAGGTAGAATGTTTCTAGAAGAAAATATTATTAATTCAATTCAATTAAATTGTATAAAAGATCAGTTATATAATTCAACTAATTTTAGGAAAATAACTGATAGAGAATATACTATGTGGGATATGTATAATCATATTACAGAATCTTTAAAATTAACTCATCCTATTACGTTTATACAAAAACATATAGATCTACATAATTTCATAACTCCTCTAATTAATTAAAAATGGATAAAGTCACTATATTAATAATTTGTGGAATACTATCCTTAATAGGTTTTATATATTCTTCATTAAAAGTTTTATTTAAATTTTCCTTTTATAAAATTAAAAAAGGTTATTGGGTTATATTTTACACCAGTTCAAAAAATATTAGAAAAACAATAATAATTAATTTATGCAAAAAGAAGTTGTAGTAAGTATTATTCTAGGAGATAGTAATTTTTTAATTACTGGAGAATATGATCCTCCTATAAATAATTTTATAAAAGAAGTTAATGAAGTTGAGCCCATTCCTGCTGGGTTTAAAATAACTAAGATTAATATATCTAACAAAGATATATCAGAATATATTCTTTCAGGATCTCAATCTGTTAGTATTGATGCGTTTACCATGAATATCACAAATGAATTGAGTGACTTATTAAATAATACTTTAGATAAAAAAGAAATAAACAACTTTTATCATAGATTATCTATGGAATGTTTAAAAAAGATATAAAAGTAATATAAAGTATTCATTTAGGTACTTACAATTAAACTAATAAGAACTAAACCGATTTAGTAACAAATTTTATAAATATAATGAAAATAGGTACAAAATCAATTCTATTCGGTGTACATTGTTTTTTTATACATCCTATATTTGTATTAATAGCTTGGATTAAATTATATGGATTTCCTTATGATCCTAGGATATGGATAGCAATTTTTATTCATGATTTAGGTTATTGGGGAAAATCTAATATAGATGGGCAGGAAGGAAAAACACATCCTTTATTAGGTGCTAAAATAATAGGTATATTTGGAAAAAAATGGTATAATTTTATTAAATATCATTCTAGGTATTATTCAATAGAAGATAAAGTAAATCCATCTAAATTATGTTATGCAGATAAATTATCTATTTGTTATGAATGGAAATGGTTATACCTATTAAGAGCAAATTTAACTAAAGAAATCTATGAGTTCTTAAAAAATTGTAATATAACTAATCAAAATATTTGGTTTTTCTATATAAACCTTAAATCTAAGTATTATGTAGCACATAGAGTATGTGGTAGAATAAAATAAAATTAAAATTAATTATGAAACAAGATGACATTAAAAAAATAAGTGCCCTTGTAGATGAAATTAATGAAGCATTAAAGGACACTTATTTAGCAATGTCAGCACAGTTTCATCTATTAACTTTACAAAGTAAATTACCTTATAAACTTAAATCAATTCAAGATATTTTAAGAAAATATAAATAATAATAACTAAAAAGTCCTCTTAATTGAGGACTTATTTTTTTTTACTATCTGTATTATTGATTGAATCTTTCTTGCATAGATTTTACTGTTCTATTTACTTGAGATCCTAAAGGTAACCAGTCTAAAGTTTCTCTTAATAAGAAACTTCTATCTTTATCTGGGCCAGATTTAATTATATCTTCTCCATTAATTAACCTTTGGAATCCTTCTACTATTTTATAAGTATCTTCTACTAGACCTGCAACTGCTATAGGATTTTTCTGTAATTGTTCCATCTGAACTGGAGATATATAATACATAACATCTGATTCAACTCTAGATAAAGAATTCATTAAAAAGTTTGCCATTGCAATTCTAGCATTCATTTCTTCTTTATCTTCATCATCATAAGCAATTGCTGAAATTAATGCGCCAAACCCATACATAGAAGCATAGATAATAAGTTCAGTTAAATTTGCTCTCATGTTTGCAGCGTCTACTTCAGTAAATCCTTCATCTTCAAAAGTTAACCCAGAGTATATTTTGTTAAAGCTTAACTTCTTTATAAGATACTGTAAATTAACTTTTAGTACATCCATTGTTGCTAGTAAATTTTTATATTTACCTGCCCTATTTATAGAATATTGTTCTGGTCTAGTCTTACCAAATATATCTATAACAGATCTATATCTACCTTTTCTTTGTATACCTAATTGATAATCAGGATATTCTTTCCTAAATCTATTAGAAAAGCCCATTAATGCCCATACTCTAAATTGTAATGCTGCTCTACCTATCCAAGTTTTTTTAGCCATTAATGGAGAATCTAAACTATCATAGTTACCATGATTTATCTTATTAGTTTTATCAATTTTAACTTTAACCTGGTCTATAATAGATTCATCTATTTTTTCAGTTAAATTCCCATTTTCATCATATAAATCCCATAAAGACTTATCTCCTACTTTAGTATCCATCAATACAGCAATCATTATAGGAGCTTGATTAATATATTCAGTAGATTTAGTTATTTCATAAGGAGCTAATTTTTTAAGTTTAATAGATACATTAGAAGGAGTTCTACTAAAGAAAAGTTCTTGTGATGCATCTTTTAATACATCAAATTTTTCCATTAAAGCTCTAACTTTTTTCTTCATTTTACTATCACTAGGTAATATTCTACCCAATAAAGAATTCTTAAATACTATATTATAAGCTTTAAATAAAGATCCATTAGTATAGAGTCTTCCTTCTGCACCTTGCACTAAATTAGATAATAATCCAAATCCCATATTAGCAATACCAGCTTTAACATTCCAACCCATAACTTTAAGTTGATAATACTTAAGAATCATATCACCATATTTACCAGTGGATCTTTTACCTCCTAAATGTTTTATTCTTTCTTCTAAAATATTCTTATGTGCAACATATAAATCTTCTCTATTATTAAATTCTCCTTTATTGTATCTATCTTCTAAAGTTTTTAATTCTGTATTATAATCTTCAAGTAACTGTTTTTCTTCAGTAGTATAAACTTTCTTTGTCTCAGAAATTCCTTCTGGAGATTTACCAGGTTCACCTAAGAAATTCTGAAAGTAATAATCAAACTGATCTTTAAGATGTTTAAGATCTTTATTATCTATTGTTTTACCATCTCTTCTTTGAACTGGTATACCTGTCCTATTGGTAACTTCTCCTTTACTTTCAGCTATAATACTCTTAATAGCTTTAATAGGATCTTCTACTAAATGTTTATGTTTATAAGTTACGGCAGCCATAGTATAGAATTTTATCAATGCGGGTAAATCCCAACTCTTACTCTTACTTATTTGATCTGTTAGTTCTTTCCTTCTTAAAGATTCCCACTCTTCTGAAGGTAATTCTCCATTCTCATTTTCCCATTTAATTTTTTCTAATTCAATTTTTCTATCAACTATAGATTTAATATTCATAGGAATATTAAACTTAACTTCTTTTATTTCTTCACCCTCTACATTTCTAGGAATATTTAAACCTACCTCTAATCCAGATTCTCTAGTTGCTTTTGCTAAATTATCTTGTAATTTATTCCAAAAAGGTTTAATACCTAATTGCATACCATTTGCAGAAAATTCTTCTGTTATACCTTTATCTAGTATAGGTAAACTATTAATATGTATATCTTTAGATACTTCAGGAGGTACTATATTTTTTAAAGTAACTAAAATATCTGATATAAAAGAATGATAGTTTTTTATATCTATATTTCTTTCTATCTTTTTATACTTCTCATCATAATATCCATTTTTATCTTGGGGTATAGCTTTTATAAATTCCTCAGCACTTATAGCATATTTATTTTGATATTTTTCTCCATCTATATTATCCATATAATAATATGGAGAATGTTCTGCATTCCATATCTCTTTTGCATTCTCAATATTTTCTCCAACAGATTCTATATAATCAAATGAAGCTTTTCTATACTCTTTAAAAGTTTCTATGGCTTCTTTAGCTTTATTATAATATTTATCATAATCAGAGCCTAATACTTCTTTTAATTCATCCTCTAATTTAGTCTTAGATTCTTCTGAATATTGTTTATTATATATTTCTAGATCTGGAAATAATATTCTAGGGTCAAAGAATATTTCATTATTTTTTCTCCAAGTTAATTTAGCTTGTACTGCTTTATTAAAAGATACTCCTCTAGTTTTCTTATAAAATTCCATTCTGTTATCCCAAAACTTCTGAGAAATTCTATAAGTTAATCCCCCAGTTTCAAAACCATTTTCATCTTCTTGTCTAAATAAATCTTTCCAATTATTACCATATAAAGAAGTTCCAGCTTTTTTAGCTTTATCATATAATTTATCTAACTCTTCAGTTCTTTCTTTAAACTCATTAAAAGCTCTATTATTTTCTATCTTAACTGCCTGATGGGTTGCTTGAAGCATTATATTATTAATTTCACTAATATCCATAGTTTGTGCAGTAAACCATCCTATATCTTTAGTAATTTTAAATATATCATCAGTTGTCAAATTGGCATTTGGAAACTGTTTATTAACAAATAGTTCTATTTTAGCTTTTAATATATCTGTTAATTTGTCATAGTACAAATCTGCATTATTCTTCCAAGACTGAAATTTGTGTACCAATTCTAATTTATTTAAATCATATTCATCAAAGAATATATGATTTCTGCCATTAGTAAAATCTCCAGCTTTTTGCCAGAATTTAATTATATTCTTAATATAATCCAGATCATCAAAGTCTAATTCAGTAGAATGTTCTAAGTAAGAATCTATTAACTTAAAATCTCTATTCTTAATATCTTCAAGATCACTAATAGCTTCCATACTTCTAATATTCTTAATATCATCTTCTTTTTCTTCTATTAATTGATCTATTTTTAATATCTGTTTATTTATATCATCTCTATTTTGTATATCTTTACTTTCTCTTCTAAGTTTAGCTCTCTTTCTTTTTAATGATCTAATTTCTAGTAAAGTTTTATCTTCCACTATAGTAAATTTTTTATCATTTACTAAAGTTTTGGGAAGTAAATCTTTTATATTATCTTCTTTTAACTCTTCTAATATAGGTTCATTATTCTCATCTACATCAGATTTACTTATTTTAGAATTTATATTACTTGAATAATATTTTGCTTTACTTGTAATTGCTAAGCTTCTATTATCTTTATATAATTTAAGTAGATCATTAAATAATTTACTATCTTTACCATTAGAAGCTTTATCTAAATGATATCCATTATTTAAATTCCATACATGATATGCAACCTTTTCACCTAAAACATTTACTAATTCAGTAAATTCTTCTTTAACTTTTTTATCATTAAAATTTGGACATATCATAATTAAAGTTTTTTACATTTATTCATACTATCATACTCATTTAATTCTTCTTCTGTAAAGATAATATCATCTTGGTAATCTACAAAATTATTCTCTTCATTAATACCTTCTTCAATTTCAATAAGATTAGATTCTTTAGAAGTTAACAGTAAAGTATTACTTAACACTTCACTAAAAGCAGTATTAGTTAAAAATTCTGGTTTAGAAATTAGAGTATTTAAAAGATCTATAAGTATTTCTTTTATTTTCTGTAATAAAGAAGTATTTGGTTCTATTTCTATATCCTTCATTAAATCTCTAGTAATAGGGTCTGCTATAGTCATAGATATTAGCTCGGGTAAAGAAATAGTTGCATAATACTTAGATAAATCGGTTGAAGTAAAAGTAACTTTACCATCAATCTTATATTGTTTAAGTTTCTTTTCAAAAGATTCTAATTCTTGTTGATTTAATCCTTTAAAACCTTCTTTTATTTTAGATTTTAATAACTCCTGTACATTCTGTAATCTCATTACAATTAGTTGTTGTTCAGGAGTTTGAGGATTCCTAATTAATCTAGAAGTATAAGCATGTAATAGTTCATGTATCAAAGTATCTTCAAAGTTCCTTACTGGTGCAGTAGGATTAATTGTTAATAAATTATCTCTAGAATTATAAGAAGCCGCTTCAATAACTTTAGAATCTATTAAGACCATAGTATCTTGAATCATCTGTTTATTTCTAAGTAGATGATCTATTAAGTGTTTATAAAAATCTGAACTAGTATGATCTCTTATATTAATCATAATTTGTTCTATATTTTTACCTTCCTTAATTCCAAATTCAGTAACTATATTTTTATCTAATACTTTAGGATTAATAGGATTAATAGGAGAATTAGGTACTAAAGTTTTATTAGGTATAAAAGGATCAAAATTCCTATATATAGATGATTGTATATTATCATTATCCATATTATATTCAGTAAAGAAATTAGAACCCAAAACATTTAATTTTTCATAAAATTCTCCATTAAATTTATAAATATTAAATCCTTTAGTATTATTAGTAGTTGCAATTTTAACAAATACTGGAAGATCTTTTATATTTTCTATCTTAAACTTCTTAACACTAGTTAAAGATTTATTATCCATACTAGATAACTCTTTTGTAGAAGTAACTTCGTAGTTTATGTACCAAGGATTATGTTGTATAAATTGAATTGTAAAATTAGATATATCCCAATCTTTACCTCCTTCTATAATACCAAATTTAGAATCATCTTCTAAGTTTATAGTATTAAGATAATTTAAGAATTGATTGTTTAACTTTAAATAATCAACAGGAATATATCTTGCAAAATCTTTAGATTCTTGTAAATTACCATTTAGCATTGTATATCTTACTAAATCATTTGCTAAATCTAAAGTAGTATATTCTTTACCATTATAAATCCCTAAAGATTTATTTCTTAATAAGTCATAAAAAGCTTGAAAATAAATACTATCATCAAATAATTCTCCCTGTGCTGCATTAAATTTTAATAAAGAAGGATTACCATTCTTTTCAATTTGTGGTTGGAATGAACTTAATAAATAGTTTTTTATTATCTTTTTATCTTGTATATCTTTAACTATAGAAGCTAAAGAGTAGTGCCCTTTTATATCTTTTTTATAAGTATCAAAATAGATTCTTTTTCTTTCTTGTTCTATATTATTTATATATAGATCTGTACCAGTAGTATTATAAAGATAAGCTTTCATACCATTCCAAAGTAATTGCTTAATCTTTGGAGAAGTAACATTATTTGTAGCTTTCTTAAAGTCTTCTTCTACTTTATTAAAACTTCTACTATTAAAAGGATTTAAAGCTCCAAAGTATTTATTAACATTGTATAATCCTTCAGTAATTGCAAATCCTGAAATAGAATTATTAAGTAAATTTCCTATATTACTAATATTGGAAAACTCTCCTTCTAAACTTTGTAGATTGTCTAATTTAGTTTGTACTTCTATAAAATTTTTACCAACTCCTTTAGAATCAGTATTAAACGTAGTTTCTAATCTTTGTAAAGTTTCTCCTAATACTTCAATTTTTTTAAATTTCCTTAATAGTCCTATTTGTATATCTTTAGGAGGATTTTCCATAGTTAAAAATTTAACCATTTCTATAGGTCCAATATCTGATATAGCTTCTAAATCTTTTATAGAAGTATTTGTTTTATAAGTATCAGAATTAATAATATTATCAAAAGCAATTTTTCCTATCTTACCTTTTACTTGAGAAAACTTAGAATTTAATTTAAATACTTCATTTATATATTGTTTAATAATAGGTTGGTTAATAAAAGGTATTACTACATCTTCATCAAATCCCATCAAAGTTAATACTTTAATAATAGGAAATGTATGATTATTTATATTAAGCTTTTCTAGTATTCTTTCTTTCTCATTATCTACAGAAGAAGATAAATATGCAGATATTACATCAGATATGGATCTAGTATTATCTCCTATTACATGTTCTCCTGAAATAGTACCATTAGACTTAAAATCTCCAAAATTAATTTCAAAAGGACTTCCATCATCTTTTAAGAATTGTAGATTTAATCCTTGGGCCTGTGCATTTAATACACTAGTTAATGCAAATGAAGCTACTCCTAATTTACCTCCAGAATTTGCCTGAAAGAATTTATCCATATTCCATAAAGGAGAGAGTGGGTTATAAGAATCTTCTTTTATAAAAGATTTATATTTATCTGATAATTCCTTTAACTTACCATAATCCAACGGCTTCATCATTTTTTTTACTATCTCCTTATTACTAAGTACTTGATGATATATATCTATTATTTTATTTTGATTTATTTTTTTTGCATTTTCATCATTAACTCCAACTTTAAGTATTCCATCTTCTACCATATAATTATATCTATACATATATAACTTATCAACATCAAAGTCAGACCCCATTTGTGCAACTAAATCCTGAGAAGCTATGATTAAATCTCCAGACAGATTAGGTAGGAATCCTACTACTTCTATCTTAGTCATAGAAGAATGTTTTTGTGTAGGAATTCTAAATCCTATCCATTCTAATAATTTAGGGTCTATCTTATCTAGATTTAGAGTGTTATCTTCATTTAAATAATCTTGTATATTTATAAGATTACCTTCATTATCTTTAAATCTCCAAGGTAATATAACTTGAGAACCTAAAGTAATATAATTACCATTATTTAAATCTTGTTTAGAAGGTTCTTCTTCTACTTTACTTTTTTCATAAATATCTTTCTTTACTAATCTTATAGGTTTTAAGAATTTTATATCCTTATTAGTATAGACTATATTATAAGAATTTATAGTTTCTTCAGTACCTTCTTTTATTTTATATCCAGTTTCAGATCCTAGTACTACAGCTATCCCTGGAAATTGTTGTTTAATAATTTTATTGGTAACCAGAGAAGTTAACAAAGCCTGGTATTTTTTCCAATTACCTGATAAATAAGGAGGTATAACAAACTTGTTATTTTTTAAACCTAATCCTTTTATTTCATTAATTGAAAAACCTCTTTCTATAGCTTCATTTAATAGTAGTTCCTGTAATTTCTTAATATTTATAGTTCCTGTAGAAGAATTATAATTTAATTTATCTTCTAATTCTTTTTGACCTATTTTTAATAATTCTTTATGTAATTGTAAATAATTAGAATATAATTCTGTTCCAGTTTTACCATTAAAAACTTTATCTTTTATAAATCTAACTGTATCAAAAAGAAGTTTAGATCCTTGAGTACCCATAGATATTTCTTTCTTAGCTTCATTATAAGGTATATCTTGTTGAATTTTAAAGTGTCTTCTAGGTACATTCTTAATCACATGATTATTAATATCTAACTTCTCATTAAAAATACCATCTTCATTAAAGAGAGTAGCTTTATTTTTTATACTACCTACTTTAACGGCAGATTCATAAGCAACTCTAATATTTCTTTTAGTTTCTTTTTCATAATCTTCTAACTTAATTCTAAGATTATCTAAATTAGTACCTTTAGTTAGTTGAGATAATAAAGGATAACTAGAAGATTTAACATATAATTTTCTAAGAAACTGTGGATTCTCTCCATACACATCTCCAAAGTATACAGGTTTCATAGGTTGCATTACTGTACCTAATTGTTCTGAAGTTAGTTCTTTTCCTTGCTCTAATTTATCATAGATCTCTTTATAAACTTCTTCATCTAGTAAACCTCTTTGATTCATTATATATAAGTGATCTCTCCAAGTAGTTAATTCTTGAGCATCTGTAGAATTAATATATACATAAGGATACAAATATGGATATTCAGATTCTAAAGTCTTTTTATTCATTTGTAATAATTGTTGCCTAGTAAAAGACTTATTGTACAAAGTATTAGATAGTTGTTCTATATTAAAAGAAGTAGTACTAATATCTTTTGCAATTAATATATCAAAAGTATTTTCATCATTATTAGTTAAATCAATACCAGTGGCATTTAAACCTGCTAATCTCTTACCTACATTATCTATAGTATCTTTTACTTGATCTAGTTTACTCTTAGATTTAGAAGATTTATAATATTGTGCAATATCTCCAACATATAACTGATATATATTAGACTTCATTATTGCATGATTAATTGAATAATCTAAAGCTGCTAAGAAGTTTTGTTCATCAAATTCTTTGTTATCTAAATTTTCTTTAAAATATTGTTCATTAAGATATCTACTATCTTTAGTTATAAGGCCAAATTCTTTCCATTTATTTACAATAGTGTTAGCTTCCTTAATATAGAAATCATTAAGTATTGATTTTATTTTACTTATATAATCTTTATTTGGGTCTAAAATATCATCTACTATTTTTCCATTATTATCAAAAAATTCATCAAACTTATTAAGTTCAGGGAATAGATAGAATAAATTCTGCCCTTCTTTATATTTATCAATATCTGGCAAATTTTCCTTCTCTACAAGCATTCTTCTCAAATCTGGGAGCACTAACTGGCTATATAATACTTGGAGATCAGAATTGGATAATTGTGCCTTAGATTCAATATATGAAGGTCTGTATGCAATTGTTTCTAATAACATTAAATTATGTTTATCAGATAGTGGGGGTAATGTAATTATTACTTTTCTATCCTTTCCATTATTTAATTTTGATCTGGTATCAAAGAATAGATTAGCTTGAAATGCTTCAAGTTCCTGTGGAGTAAACTCATTAATTTCATCTTTTCTACCTTCTTTATCACTTATCTTTCTTAAAGCTTCTGGAGAAGTATACTGTATATCAAATACTTTTCTAATACTAGAATCTAAGAATTCTATATTACCGCCCTTATCTCTAGATACCATTCTATTAAGTAATAAAGAATCTTTAGAATAAGAATTATTTAATAATGCATTTATTACCATCTTATCTTCTAATATATCTCTAGTTCTATCTGTTAAGAATTTAGTTAAACTAAAAGGATAGTATGTTTTATTAGCTATAACAAAAGAATTAGGTGATATAATATCTTCTATAGATGCAATTATTCTAGCAAAAGTATTTATAGGTCTACCATTAAATAGATCTGTAAAATTTATTTCTTCTCCATCTTTTTGTTGCTTTAATAAAGTTTTAAGTTTCTCATTTAAATTACCAAATATTCCACTAGTTTCAAATTGTTGATCCCAGCTTAATTTAACTCCTACTTTATTACTCTCAGAAGTTTGAATTCTTATATTATTAGTTCTTATGTGCTTTATTACTCCATCTGAAACATTAATACCTAAATTAGATAACCAGTTTATTATATCTTTATTATCTATAGTAACTAAAGATTCTTTAAACTTATTAAAATCTTCCAATAACTTATTAGATATACTTTCATTTAATTTATACTCTGTGCTTTTAGGATCTAATATTATTAAATTAGTATCTACTATATTATCTTTCCATTGTTGTTGTAGAAATTTAGATGTACTATTAGCATTTGCATCCCAGGTTTGAAAATAATTTTCTTTACCTTGCTGAGACCACATACTAAATTTCATATTAATATATGATGATCCCATTGTTACAGCAAATTCTTTCTTAGTTCTTTCTGAAGATTTATCTAACTTTTTTAAGAAATCTGGCATCCAATCAATACTATTTTTATACTGAAGTAATTCATTATACATAGTATTATAATTTGATCTTATATTAGATAATAATCTTTGTAAGGTAGAAAATACCTCATCAAAATTTACAGTCTTATATAAACCAGGTGCATATAATTGAGGATTACCATTCTTATCTAATCTTTTAATTCCAGTTAAGAAATATCTAAATCTTGCTGTAGTCTTATTTGCTTTATTCAAAGTTAAATAAAAGTCATCATTAAAAGATTTTTCTAATGTAGTTGTATCTTCAAAGTCTTCATTTAGAATTTCTTCTATATCTCCAATTAAACCTTTATTATGAACATCCCTTAATCTTTGGAATTTTAGTTTAAGAATATTAGAAAATTTATCATAATTGTTTAACCATTTATTATAGAAATCTGTCATTTTTTTATTACCAATCTCTTGATAATCATCTCTAACACTTTCTATAGACTTCTTATAGGACTCTAAAGTTTTATTAACTTTAAGACCTGCATTTTGTTCATCAGCAGCTTTTACAAAATCTAATATAGTTCCTAGACTAGAATTAATAATTAAGGATTGTTCATAGAAATTAAATCCTTTCATTATGTAAGGATCATCTATTTCTATATCTTCTTCTTTAGTTACTAAAGGCATTTCATCTATAAAATCATCTAAACTTGCAGTATATTTACCAAAGAATTCATTAAATCCTTCTTTAGTTTTATTTTCTATATTAACATTTTTAGTTATTAAACTTTGAGGAGTAGTAATTGTATTGTTTTCTTCTCTGGTAGATATAGGATTTAACTTAGAATCAAAAGTTATTACTTGCTGAGTAGTATATATAAAATTTGGAGTCTCTTCAGTTCCTATATTAAATGATAATAAATTGGTATTCAAAACTTCTTTTAAAAAATCTTTATAAGATTTACCATTGTTTAAGTCTATAACTTTATTTTCTTGAATAAACGGAACATAGAAATTATTATTTTCCATATAATCAAGATTGACATTAATATAAGCATTATCTACTACGTTTTTTAAAATAAGTTTAAGATTATTTATAGAATTAATAGGAGTATTAGTCCCTATTTCTAATACTTTATCTAAGCCACCTGTAAAAAATTCTATACTGTTTCCAGTAAAATGAATTATACCATCAGCATCAGATACTTTTAAATCATTTCTATCAAAAGATTTTAGATCTTTTCCTTTAGTATTATAATCTTTCAAAAAGATTTTTATAAAATCTCTAAATCCTCTAAAAGTTCTAACATCATTATTAGTCATATCCATTATTTGATCTACTAATGATTGTTCTATAGGAATTAAAGGTTGTTTACTGTTTGATTTTGTCCATATATCTACTACTTTTAATAGGCTATTAGATAAATCTTTGTTATAATCTTTTATCTTAGAAGAAGTTACAGGTATACCCATATAAGTATTCTTCTGAATTTTTGCTATAACATAAGGAATACCAGACACTAAAGTTGTATTTACTAAAATATCATCTTTATGTCCTTTATATTTTTTATCTCTACTCAATTGTAAAGATTGAGTTTCATGATTCCATACAGATATAACTAAGTTAGGATCTTTAAATCTATTCTTTAAAGAATCTTTTTTATTATCCACTGCACTCATTAAAGAACCATAGGATTTATAAGTAATTTCTGTATTTAATGAACTCTTTTCATATACAGATTTTCTTAGTTCTAAATTATTTTTTCTATCTAATTCTACATCTCCTGAAATTCTATCTATATCACTCCATTCAGTTCTATGTATATATCCTAATTTATTATTATATTCATCAATAATTCTTACTGGGATATTAGATATATATAAGTCTTTTTCTTCATTAGTTAAATCTTCAAATACTCTATTTTCCATTAAGGATTTCTTATATTCTCCCCAAGTAGTTATAGATTCAAAATCTCTTAGATTTAAATCATACATTGGAACTGAATCATCATCTTCTACTTCTAGAGTAATTTTAGATCCAGGAAGGAATTTATCTGGATCCATTAATAGTTTAAAAGAAGATTCATTTAATTCATCTTCTAAATCAATTATAACTGTATTATTATCCCTAGTTTCTTGTCTATATTTTCTACCTAACCACGCTATAGTATTATAAGCTTGAGTTATTGAAGAATAACCAGAGTTCTTATCATCTTTATTAGTATCAAAAATACTTCCAGGTTGTTTTAAAGAACCTTCATTTAATTCTGACTGGGTGTTATTAGAATTAACAGATTTATTACTTTCAGAAGTATAAGTATCAGGATCACTATTTCTATCCTGTTTAGATAATAATTCTGATAATTCTTCCTGATTATTGGATTCTTTTATATCTAATTCTTTATTTAATTCACTTAATACTATTTTAGCTTCCTTAATGGTAGATACTGTAGGATTATTTAATAATGATAATTTACCTTCTTTAGATTTTCTAAAGAAAGAATATGTATTATCATAATTAAGTTTAGCTATATGATTTCCTATTTGTATATCTTTAACTTTGTTAGTACCTGTTGGAGGTTCTATACCCATATCTTCTAAAGTAGTAAATCCTTCTGTAAATTCCGAAGGTTTAGTTACCTCCTCTTCAGTAGAAACTACTTTAGGTTGAGTTTTAATCTTTTCTAAATGGTCTCTTTGAGCTTTTATATTCTTGAATAATTCCTCTTTATCTCGACTATTAAGAAACTTATTAGATTTTATTTCCTTATCAATATTATCTAATTTAGAAATATTATCTGCATTAGGAGCTCTAGAAGATAAATTATCATACTCTTGTTTACTTCTATTTTCTCTTGTTTTTTCTTTTTTAAGATTGTTTGTTTCTTCAACTATTTTTTCCTTTTGTTTTTCTATATCATTCATTTCCTCTCTTTTAGCTTTTGCTATAGCTTTAGGAGTAGTAGATTCTGATATACTAGTTCTTAAATTTCTTTTATAATTTTCTATTCCAGCTTTATCCTGTTGTAATTGTTCTAACTCAGTTATTTTATCATTACTTGTCTGCTCAATAAAGTTAGTATATTGTGCATTAAGATCTTTATTACCTAAGAAAGCTTTTCTAGGTTCATCTAATTTTATATTTCCTAAATGTTCCTTAAAATTAGAGGATTCAATAACTTTTCTTATATCATCTTTAATCTCAGATATTTTAGAGTCTAATCCTTTTCCAACTTTTTCCAGAGAAGTATATATCATTTCATTATTTACAGTACTAACTCTAGATTTAAAAGGTAGATTGCTATATTTTAACCATTTCTTTTCAGCAAACCTTAATTTATCTTTTAATTCTCTTGCAGCAGTTTTAATCTGAGGCTCATCTTCTTGAGTTAATGAAGATTCTTCTCCAAAGGATTTAATACCATCTTGTTCTACAACATCTAACACGGATTCTAGCTTATCTACTGTACCATAAGATAAATGTGCAGTTATATTATTTATATAATCTATATCATCCCACAGTTCTGCTTCATGAGAATATCCTTTATTTATAGCTTCTTGTTTAGAAGTTTCTTTTTTTATAAAAGATTGAAGCATTCCTTGTAAATTAGAAGAAGTACTTGTTAATAATTCTTCTCTATCATTCTGTAATTGTTGATCTCTATCTCTATCTTTATTACTATAAAATCCACCACTAACTACTTGAGCACCTAATCTTTGCATACCTCCAGCCATAAATCCCAATAAAGCTTCGTATTGTAAAGATTTATCTCCTAAATAATTACTAATTCTTTCTCCTAAATTTCCATTATATATTCCTTTAGGATCTATTCCTGCTCTCTTTAAAGTATTATAAGTTGCTTCTCTTTCAGCAATTCCTTGGTAAGTTTCCTCTAAACCTTCTAAAGCATTTTGTCCTGTAAATTCTGTAACTTTATTAAATAGACTTCTATTTAATTGTTTTTGAGTTTTATTATATGCACCCCTAGTTAACTTAGAACCTTTTATTATACCTTTTAATGCTAATATATCAGTCCACATCATAGGTAGATTTCTCATATAAATCTTATTAGCCTCATCTTGAGCTATTTGTGCAGCTTTCTCAGAAGATATTTGTCCTGCTTTAATATAGGGACTTAGCATTTGCATATTTTGTTCAAAATCTTCTACAGCCATTCTAGCAGATTCCATCCTATTAGTTAAATATGCTGTAGGAACAGTACTTAATATTTCTGTAGCAGTTTCACTATTTGCTAATAAATTACCATATCTACCTAATTTTCCTAATAAAGAAACTCCTTTACCTATACCTTTAGCTATAATACCTCCAGGTATAGCAAACTCAGTAACATTCTGAAGTATGTCTGATGTTGCTCTCCAGCCATCTAAAAATGTATCAGGATTATCTTTATATATAGGTAATACTTCATCTACTTTTAATCTAGCTTGCCTAAATGCATCTGATACTGCATTAGACTCTGCTTTATCTAAAATATTATTATAACCTAATTGTGTAGTAAAATCTAGAAGATACCCCATATTTTCTATTGCCCCAAAAACTCCTTTAGTAATACCTCCTGCAATAGCATTTGTAGCTTCATGATGCCAAGGTTGATTATTAGCTCTATGCTTTTCTATCCAACTATTATCTTTAATACTTTCTCCAGGTTGAAGGGGTTCATCATATTTAGATGTTAAGAAAGGTCTACTTATAGCTTTATGAGGCTCTAATTCAGTTTGAGTATTAGCTAAATATTCAAAATCTTCCTGAGATAATTTAGGAAGATTCTTTTTTTTTAAATCCTCATCTCCAAACTCTTTTTGTCTAATATCATTAGATTGGGTTGAGTTATTTAATTCTTCTAAAGCTCTTATATCAAGTTTTGGATCTGGCATTATTTCTTAGGTTTACTTAACATATCAATATAACTAGAATAGAAACCATTATAAGCTTCTTCTACACTAGGATAATAGGCAGAATTAGGTAAATTTGGATCATTTGTAGGATTATTCATACTTTTCATTATTCCTCCAGTACTAGGATATATTACTTCAAATCCAATACTATTATTACCTCTAGTAACTGGTACAATTTTAACAAACTTTCCTTTAGGATTTTGTGCGAACTCAGTAGTTTCTCCTAATTCTCTTGAATTTAAAATATCTGTTTGAGCAGTTTTATCTAGTGGTATAACTATTTCATTATTATGTTCATACCCATACTGTATTTGTTTTTGTCCAGCATCTAAATAATCTAATATAGAAGCATCTGATCTAGGTCTGGCAGTTTTAATAGTTTTAATTTCTTTACCTCCAGGCGCACCCATTCTTATTTCAATTATATCCATTGGTCCAACTCCAGGTAAATCATTAGAATTACCAATTACATTAAATCCTATTAAAGGTAACTTATTATTCTTAATAATATCACTAAAAGAAGCATTTTCTAAATATTGCCCCTCATAATCTGAGTTACCTCCCACATAGAAAAAGTTTTTATTATCTAAATCTATATTTAAATTACTTGCAGCTGAAGATATTATTTTATCTTTATCTTTCTCTCCATAAATATTCTTATTAAATTCTGTAAGACCCAAATCATCTTCTCTAGATTGTCCATAAGTAGATTCTTTTCCTTTTGCATCTACAACTATAGGATTTTCCCAAGTAGGATTATATAATGTATAATTATCATTAATCCTATCTGCAACAAACTGATTTACTTTAGTATACTCATCGAAATTAAGAGGCTTACCTTCCTTAGATTTTATATCTAAATTACCAGAAGGATCTTGGCTTAGAACTAACCCCGCATTATACAAAGTACCTGCGTATCTATTCTTTAAAAATTTAAGAGTTTCCTGAGACATTTCTCCTCCAGTTACAGTATAAGGAACTTTCTGAAATTGAGTTGCTCTTACTAAAGTAGGATTACCATCTATATCTTTTTTTATAAGATAATCATTAGGATCTCCTGTTATTCCTTTAGAATTCATTATAGTAGATACTTGCTTATTTTTAACTTCTTTAAGAACTGCTCCAGCTTTTTTAATATTAGAAGGAACTAAATTCCACGCAAGTCTTTCAAACCATGTATTTTGTGCATTAGGGTCTTTTTCTATATTAGTGTTTTCTATTATTCTTCCTACTGCACCTAAATCAGTTAAAGTAAGTTCTTTATTCTTTACTAAAGCATCTTTAACTTCCTGTATTGGGTCTACTTGTTGTAAATAGCCAGATTCTCCAGGATACTGCCTAGGTTGAGGAGTAAATTGTGCTCTTAACTTTTCTACAGCATAAGGATTTTCTAATACTTTATAATCCTCTTGTTCATAAGGTCTATCTGCATTAGATGCAATTAAAAAATTATAAATAATATTATCTACTTGATTATCTCCTTTATATAATTTACCATTATATATCACCCCTTCTTCTCTAGCTTTTTTATTAAGTAATTGTTCTGCTTGTTCTGGAGTAATTCCAGATGCATTATACATACCATTATTTAATAATATTCTTCTAAGAAACTGAGGGTCTGCTTCCTTAAATGCATTAATACTGTTATGTGCTACATCTTTAATTTTCTGATCTGTAATCTCTTTTATATCATTGAACTTAGCCCAATACCCTATATAATCTATACCTTTAAATTTACTATCTGCTTGCAAATTTTTATATATATCTGTAGCTATTTGTTCTGAATCTGTCTTTTTTTCTATTTCATATTGTAATTCTTGTGGAGTTTTAATACCCCTAAAAGTACCATTTTCATCAAATTTAGTTACTGAAGATGGTTTCATAAATTGTACTGCTTGATCCCCAAACTCCATTCTTTTCTTTTCATACTCATCCCATTTTAACTTATTTATTTCATTTGATTGCCAAAATGGATCACTCCTCATATTTCCTATATAAGTAACTAAATCATTGGAAGCTGTACTTAAATCCCCATCATATTTATTTATAATATCTTTAAAATCATTTTTTATGCCTTCTCTCATATTATCAAGATATTCCTGATCTTCTGGAGTAACTGCAAAATCTTTATTTAAATCTTCTACAGCTTTTCCTTTATTAAGAGTAGCAGTATCTATTCTTTGTTGCCTCTTATCAATTTCTCCAGTAATAAATTGGTAATCTATAGGTACAAATTGAGATACATAACCTGGTTGTAGATTACTTGGTGTATAGTTATATCTTGGCATTAGGAACCTCCCATTAATATACTCTTATATTGTTCTTGAGTTATAGGATTATTATTATAGAAATACATCTTTTCTCCATTTACATTTGCATAAGATAATCCATTTCCTACATTAACTGAAGGATATTTAGATCCGCTTACTTCTATTTGTCCTAAAGAAGGACTACCTAATCCTAGATATTTCATTGCTTCATCTTGACTTCTTTCAGCAGACTGATCTCTTAAAAATCCTTGATAAGACTGAGATATGTTATGATATGCTTGTGATTTTTTAGCTTCAGCAGCATCTAGTTCTTGTTGTCTAGTATTTGCTTCTTCCATTTGAATCATAGAATTTACTCTATTAGCTTGAGTTAAACTATTAACATTTTGTACTTGTTCATTCTGATAAGATTGTCCTATAGCACTACCTCTTTGTCTTGCTAAACCAGCATTTGCAGCAGCCATACTTGTCATTAATTCTCCTCTAGTTCTAGAAGAATTTATAGCATTTTTTCTAGCTTGATTCTCAGCAATATCAAAAGTTTGACCTATATCTTGTCTTTCTTGATTATAATTAACCATATAAGGAGTAACTCTTTGATAATTAACTGGTGCTGGAATTGCATTTCTAATATCTCTTTTATTAACTCCTATTTCAGAAGCTAACCCAGATAATCCACTTAATAATCCCTGATTTTTATTAAGAAAAGATCCTACATTACCTAATCCTTGCATAAATCCTCCTCCAGATTCTCCTCCTAGTATTGAACTTAAGTTTGACACACTACCTAATTCAGAACTTGTGTCCATAATTTGTCCTGTACCTAAATTTCCTAATCCAGTACTAGTATCTCCTAATAAAGAACCTAAACCAGATATATCTCCTAATTCTCCCCCATATTGCATCTTAGGTTGTTCTCCTGTTAATATAAACCTTTTTTGAATATCTCCCAATTGATCTTTAACTGGTTTATCATAATCATATAATTCATAAGTATCTCCTATGGATTTAGGTTTCTTCTTTCCAGATTCACTATATTCAGATTTATTAAATGTAACTATAGCTCTATTATTTCTAATATTTAACTTACCATCTTTTGCTTCAAACTTGTAAGGTAAATAATTATCTTCTAATGTACCATAAGTTTCTTTTATTCTTTTGTTTGCTAATTCAGCAGCTTCTTTAGGATCTTTACTATATATATTTTTTAACTCATCATCTGAAAATATAGAATTTTTTTTATTATGCTGTCTAAATGTTTCAGAAGTAATTGGTCTAAAATTAGGACTTACTGAATAAGTTTTAGTAGATTCAGTTTTATTAATATTAGTTTGTTGTCTGCCTTGTATTCTTTCTTTTATTTCATAAGGTAATTGTTCTATAGTTTTATAAGGAACTTTTTGTATAGATTCTATAGGAGTAGTAGTTTTTGATATAGTTTTTTTATTAATTATTTCTCCTTCTGGTCCTAATTTATTAGAATAAATATATCCCTTATAAGCAAGTTCTCCACCTTCAGTAGAAGCTATTGGTTGATTATTACTTATATTTGTAGGAACTCCATTTTTATCAATAGGAATACCACCATTAGGATTATTACCATGTAAAGGTCCATTATACTGCATTAATCCTGTTTGCATTGTTTTGGCTAAATCTCCTCCATAAGCAAAAGAAACTACTGGTTTATTAGACATTCCCATATTAGCATATTGCATAGGTTGCATTGCTTTTGATTGCATCTGTAAAGCAATTCTTTGCATTTCTAATTGATCTTGATATCTTTTTTCTTCTTCTTTTTTAGCCTTATCTTCTGCTTTACTACCCATTAAAGCACCACCAATTAGTCCTAAACCTCCCCCTATAGCAGTACCCCAACCTGGCATTATCATAGTACCTATTTGAGCACCTGTAGATAATCCAGTGACACCCCCTTGTAATGCACCACCTCCACCATACTGAGGAAGATTATTTTTAATACCCTCTTGTTGTAATCTTAGGGTTTCTAATTCTGATTCTTTGGACTCCTGTGCTACTTTATCATATTTAGAAGCTTTAGAATACTTTTTATCTATTTTCTTTGCTAAATCAGCAAAAGATAGTTTCTTATTTTTTTTATTATTATAAGACATATTTAAATTCCTTATTTAACAAAATTAATACTTATTTTAAGTAAAATCAAATTTATTTTATATTAATATTAAATATATATATTATGGTAAAAACTTAACTATCACATTTCTAAGTTTTTGTATTTTATTAGTTATGAATTTAAATTTTATCTTACTATAATAATCTCTTATTCTGGCATCAGTTCTATCACCTGTAGTCATTGCTATACTTCTAGGAATTGTATATCTCCATGTTCTCATTCTTCTTTTACTATTATTACTAGTTAAAGTTATTTCATTAGTATTCTGATAATCATTATATACTTGAATAGAAGAAAGATTACTATCATATATATCTTTATCTAAATATTTTGTAGATAAGTCATATTCTAAATTAGTAAAAGTCTTAATTAAATCTGGATATTGATTACTAAGTATAGTTATATAAGAAGTTCTATTTGGTAATCCTGCATTATGTACAGAAGTTAATCTAGTTCCAGATGCACCACCTGATACTGCATTTCTAGTGTGCTGCAATAATTTATCCTGTACACTTACATAAAAATCAGGTAAATAATCATGAAATGATTCAAATATGTTTAATAATTCATTATATGAAATAGTAAATTGTAAGGGTATTGTAAGTTTAGTATAAGCATTAGTTATAGTTGCTCCAGTAAAATATATTCTTACTGGAGAATAACTTGTATTTATTGATGTTATAGTTATAGGAGTTGTACCATAATACCAAATAGATCCCTCTTTTATTAGATCCATTTTATAAGCATATCCTGTATATAATAAGAAGTAATTACTTGTTGTAGGTACTGTAATAGTATAGGAATTTTTTATTGTATAATATATTCTATTATTCTCTTTATCAAATCCAGAATTTATATCTATATCTAAATTTCCGTAATCTTCTACAGTAATATCCCCATTTAAATAATTATTAAAATAACTGTTTAATCCTTTAATTTTATTAATAGGTATTTGTTGAGACATATTATAAGATACTAAAGCTTTTGATAAGGAATCTATAAAATATATAGAAGATTCTGTACCTAATACAGATCTCATAAATTTAGTTCCATAGTTAGTAGATATATATCCATAATCTCCTACTATATTTCCAGAACCCATAACTAATTCTTCTCCAGTTTCAGTTCTCATTAAAGCTCTTTCATTCAATGCTTGAATACCAAAGCCAATATCTTGAAAAAAATATAATTTATCTTTCCAAGTTAATAATTTATTTATTGCTCCATACTCAGTATCTACTTCTGAAATATTATTTGTTTGAAAAGATAACCAACTATCTATAAGTTCAGAACCTATTGCTTGATCTGATATTTTAATTTGAGTATCTATATGTTGTTGTTCTTCAAATAATACAGGTTTAGCATAATATTTAATAACATCTTCTTCTCTAGAATACACAGAATTATATAAATAATAGTCTTTGGTTTGAGTTGTAGGAGCATAAGAACTACCAGCATAACCACTTAAATATACTTCTTTTAAATAAGGCCAAAAATCACCATGCTGCATATCTAAATTATACCTAGTTTCTATAGGATATAACCCTACAATTTGTACATTGCTTGCATAAGTAGCTCCTAAAAGTCCTCTATTTACAGCCATTAACCAAGAGAAATAACATATATAAATATCTCCTCCAAATACTTGTTTTCTGGAGTTTTCTCCATTAAGTATTCCTGTACAAATTATATATTCATTATTCTGTCTTGCTATATAAGTAGACCCACCATATTGATTTATATTAATAGTTTTTAAATTAGATACACAACTAATTGAATCATCATGCCTTTGTAACATATTTGTTGTTATAAAAGCTACTTTTCCATACATATTAGTTGGATCAAACTCATTAATATTCATAAGAATTGTATAGCCTCCAGATGGTCCTGATAAAGATTCAGTTAAAGTATCAACTTCTTGATCTGCTATAAAACTATCTAATATAGTTTCTACTTTATGAGTAGCTTCAGTCAAAGGCTTTTCAAATCCAGGAGTAACTGTATTATACATTCTATCCCAAGTCCTTCCCTTATATACATAAGCTTCAATAGGAGAAGATATACTTGTCTCTTCTCCCATTTTTTGTAAATTATTTACTCCATAGACAGTATCTCCAGTTTCATAAAAGGTGTATTGATTATCTAAATAATAAGATGTAAGATCATTTAAATTACTACCTAAAAAACATATTTCAGGAGAAGTAAAATATTTAGCATAAGTTTGTCCTGCCGGAGTAGCATTTATTGGAAAGTCCATATACCACTCAGTCATTGCAGTTCCAACATCTTGTAAAGTTCTACATACACCTTGAGAATGTATAGATTGATCTGATTGATTTCTAATTACTCTAACTATTTGATATCTATATTCTACACCAGTAATAGGATCTATAGGTATATTATATAATTTAAAATTTATTGATAGTGTACATCCTTTTAATTCTGAATAAGTATTATCCCATATAGCTGTAGGAAATGTATATATTCCAGTAATAGTTTCAATTGCATCTTCTTCCCATATAGCGGGCATTTTAATATCTCCAATCCAAGATACATAGGATCTCTGGCCCTTTCCATTAATAAAAACTATTCCAAATCTATATATTTCATCTCTTTGATATCCCCTAAAGCAACCTGAATTAGTATAACATTTATAGTTAATCCAATCATCATAAGCATCTGATACTCTACTTGCATTAGGATACCAAGAATCATAGTTATAATTTCCTTTTGATGATAAATATTCCTCAGAATTAACATCATTATCTAACATTATTATAGGATCTATTGTAAACCAATAGTCTATATTTTTTCCCATACCTCCTAATCTTCTAGTCCAAGTACCATCTCCATTATCATATAACATCCACTTATAGAAATATAAGGGATTATTAGTATTATTTGCTGTAGCATCATATAAACTATTATAACCAATAAAACAGTCATGTTCCTCTGGAATGGATTCTCCTCCGTTCATTATAGTATCAAACCAAGCTCTATCATAGTTCCAAGCTCCTCCCAAATATAATATAGGATCACTTGTTATTGCTTCCGTACCATCAACATTTTGTATTCTTGCATATAATCTTGGAGAAGGAGTTATATATTCAAATCTATAAGTTCTAGTATCATAATCTACTTCAAAGAAAGTTTCTTCTATATTACCAGCACAAAGTCTTTTATCTTTAACTGCTAAAGTTTTACATGTAAATAAATTACTAGATCCTATTAAGGACTCTATAGTAAGTGTTTCTAAATAATTACTACCATTATCTACTACAATTAAAGTTCCTGTCTTTGGATTTATAGCCTCTTTAACTACTTTTACTGAAGGAATATTCGTGCTATCTGTATAATATATACCTATTATTCTTATATATTCATAATTACTATCTGTATTAGTAATATTTATAGATATTTTTTTATTTGAACTTGTGCTTAAACTATCTCCTATATAATCATGAGGATCTGCAACAGCATGACTTACAGAAGTTAATTGTAACAGTGCTGTCATTGAAGATATAGCAGAATAAACACCAGTTCTATTAAAGAGTTGATAACAATATTGAACCATACCAGAAGGAATAATACCTCCAGGTAGTACTTCTGTAGATGTTGTAGAAGTTACATTATACTTAGGATTAGTTAATTCTATATCAGGAATAACATCTAGTAATCCTGAATCTGTAGAGGCTACTAATGGATCTAATATATTAATAGATCTTAGGGGGTTATTAAAATCTGTCCAATATACTTTACCGTAAGTAGAATTTATATACTTTGCAAGACAATCTATTTTTAATTCATTAGAATCACTAAAGTTTATATTTAGATCAGCAGAGTACTTTAAATGGTAAGAAGTACTTAAAGTATCCATATAAGTTATGTAATCTCCAGGAGTAGAAGATTTTTTTATCTTATCTATTGAACCTTCAAATTCAAGCAGCCATATATATAAATAGTCTGCTGTAGATTTCTTTCCAGTAAAACAAATTAAATAATTTCTCATTGTAGTCCATCCTAGCAATTCATGGCCTGTAGGAAATAAAAATAAAGTTCCTAAACCTAATTCTTGAGAAACTGCATACCCACCATGCTCTGTATCAGACATAATCTGAATATTCATAGCATCCCAATAATTTTCACTATCATATTTATCTGGAGAAATATCTTTATTTAATCCTTTGGAAAATCCTATTTTATGTTTCATATTATCTTACATTAGGGGTTGGCCTCTGTCCTTGCATTCTTAAACTACCAAAAGCTGTATCAAAACAATTAATATTTGGTAATAGTCTTAAAGACATATTCACAAAATTTTGCATACTTGCTAAATCTGGTGTTATACCTCTCATATGAGCTCTTTTTGCATAAAAAGATAATTCTTGTTCACAATCTATTCTAATCTTATCAGGTATTTTTCCTATTCTCCATAATCTTTTTACAACTTTACAAGCTATAAATTCAGCTACATAACATCTAAATGTATCATCATCAGGAATCATTGGACCATAAGTGTCTGTTATATATTTCTTATAAGATATTTCTACTGTGTCTTCTTCAAAATTAAACAAGTAGTGCCCATTATTTTCTTTATAAGTATAACTATCTCCAAAAAACTTAGAATTCTCAGAATTATACATTAAGTCTGTACTCTTATAAATAGGAACATAACTATCTACGGATCTAATAAAATTAATTTGTACTAATCCTGTAGGTATATCACAAGAATAATCTTCTACTTCTATTTCTTCTATTACATCCTCATAAACTGCATTTATTCCTAATAACCCTAAAGCTTCTCCTGTCCATTCTAAAGCTTCTTCTACATATAAATCATCAGGATTAATAGTACCCTGATAATCTCTAAATACTTTTTCAAGTATTGTTTTTAATGATACAAATTTTCCTGATAACATAATTAATTATTATTGTTAAATTTTAAATTATCATCTTCAATTATACTATGTACTAATTCTTGTTTATGGTGTTTTAAATGATGTATACTATATCTTCTAGTATTTGAAATATTACATATTCTTTTATCCCATAGAAATTTACATCTTCTTTTAGTTTTAAAATAAACTATAGGTTTATTATTTATCTTACCCCACTCCTTTAAAGACATTTTTCCATATAGTTTTTCCCATAATATATGACATTTTGACCAATCTGGAGCTAATCCTCTTTTAACTAATTTACCATCATATTCTTTAAGTTGTATAGTATATTCAATAATACAAACTGTTCCTAGTCTTCTAGGTAATTTTAAATGGAAATTTTTATGAATCATAAGATCCATAAAATGATTGATTATTTCCTTAAAAAGGTTAGTGAATTGACCTCTTGTAAGTTTCATTGGATTACCAGTCTTCTTACAATAATATTTATATATATCCTTTGCTCCTACATGAGTTCTGTACTTATATCCACTATCCATTTGTTGCTTCTAACTTAAGATTATTATCATTAGTAGTATCTTTGAGAGCACGCACATCTACTTTTAAATATTTATCTAAAATCATTCCAATAATAACATCTACCATCCAAGTAGATAATGGATACTCATCATCATTAGTTAATAATACATTTGCATCCTTAGGATTCTGAAATACTCCCTCTATATCTAAATTAATTTCATCAGCAGTCAATGCAGATAGAGAAGTATAAGTAGTTTTATAATATGTTATATAACTAGATGCAGTACTTCTTGTTGGATTATGTATAAACAAATACTCATCATGTAAAAATGAAAATTCCTTATTAGTATTAAATCTACCATTTCCTACTAAATCTACTATATTAAAATCTAATAAAGGGATATTATTATAACTATCATTTGCTATAGTTATACTAGTTATAGTAGGTTTATGATATCTTTCTATAGTCCTAGGAATAGTTGTTTTTGTTTTAAGATACATTTTATTATACCCATATAAATTAGGATTTGATGTTTCTTCTACTTTTATATTAGATATTCTTTGTCTTATAGACACATCAATAGTTCTATTTTTACTTAATTCATTTCTAAGTAATAATCCTCTAGCATTTACAATATCATTCTCTATGATTCTATCATTTAAAGAATCATCATTATATATACCAGCTCTTAAGGATTCCCATATTCTATATATAATTTTATTTAAAGTTACAAAATTTTCCATATTTAAAATTTTCTATAATAACCTAATTTTAATCCTATGTTAGGGTTAGTAAATTGCGCACCTATCTCAAATATATCATTCTTTTTAGTCTTATATAAAGAAGATATACCAAACTCAGTTTTAATAGATTGTGTTATATTACCTCCAATATACCAACCTTTACTATTATCTATAATTTCTGTTTTATTGATTATAGAAGTAATTCTATTATTTTTTATAGCTAATCTTTGTTCTTTTAGTTTATTTAAATGTACTATACTTATTATATCTAAAGATACTTCATTTGTATCTAATTTAGTTTCATATTCTCTAGCCAATATATAGTCTTGAACTACTTCCAAAGTATCAATTCTAATCTTTCCTTCAACTATCTTTATTATAGTATCATATTGTGGTATTATAACTGTTTGAGTAATTAATGTAGGAACTGTATCAATTATTATAGTACTAGTATCAATAAATATAGTATCTATTAAAGTAACTACTTTTTCTTTAAAAATATATGGTCTAGTATATAAACCTAATATAAAACTTATTATTATTAATAATAAAGTTAGTCCAAAATTGTATCTTTTCATTCTTGTAATTCATTTAAATTAACTAACACCTCATCAGAATTAAGAGGAAGAGTTCTATAATAAATACCCTTTAATTTGTCCTTTTCTTCTTTTTTATCTTCTATCAATCTTTCTACTTCTTGTTCTAGTTTAAGAATTTCCTCACTATCTTTTCGTATTTCTTCTAATAAAGTTTCAATAGTTTCTTTACTCTTTTTTCTTGAAATACTTATATCTCTACATATATTTCTATATTGTAACTTATTTATTCTAGAATTTTTTTCATTAATAAGATCATTTAAATCTTCTATATTTTCCTTTATAAGCTCTTTATCTTGTAACTTTTTTACATTATATGCAGTAACTTGAGTACTTGTAATATATCCATATACAGTTACTATTAGTGTTACTATTATTATTGTTGTACTCCAGTTATTTTTAAACCATTTAAAAAATAGATTAGGTGTTACAATTTTTTCTTTCATAAATTTTTTATAATATGTTTTCTAGTAAATAAGGCAACTATAAATATTAAAATTAAACCATATCCTATTATAGGATCTCCTATTAATTCTTTATAGTTGGTAGTTTCAAATATTAACAATAATGTAGAAATTAAAAACATTGAAATAAAAAATATAATAGATCCAAAATAAAAAGATTTAAATTCTGTAAACTTGTAATAGAATATCAGTAATAATATGTAAGGTAAGTATTCTTTAGAATAATATAAAAATAGCATAACCACTCTTATATTATTATTACACTCAATTTCTATATTATTGTTTAAATTTATTTTATCTTGAATAAATAAAAATTTACTATTACTAGGATAAACAAGATCTTCAAAATAAAATAACCAAATTATAGAAATAAATATACTTATTATTACTGATATATCTATTAATTTTCTCATATTAGGTTTCCTTTTTAGGACCACTAATAGGATGAATTCCAGGATGTGATGCTTCAAATATTTTCCATGCTTCAGTAGCTGAAGATGCAAATATATTTTCAGTACACATATCTCCTCCACTTATAAACATAAAAGTATACATTAATCCTCCTCCTCTTTATTAGGTTTATTAGTTGATTTTAATTCTTGATGATTTTGTATTAATTTTAAACCACATAATACACTTTCAACCATTCCAAAGAAAGTTGCAGCTACTATGGGATCTACTTTTAATTTAAAAACCATTCCTACTAAAACAGATAAGTTAATAATAGAGCCTATTATAAAAATTAATCTTGTTGAAGAATTTATTCCTACATCTTCTTGAAAAAATCCTATTTTTGCCATATAATTTATTTTTAGTGAGTATTAATTATGTTCTTTTCTAAAATAAACAGTACCTGTAACAAATGTAGGATCATCATTATCTACTGTATTTGTAACTCTAAAACTAATATCATCCCCAGCTACTAAATTCTCAAAATAATAAAACCCTGATATTATTTTAGTATCTGAGGCAGATGGGAATTTTTGTCCTATAGAAAAAACTTTTATGTTGTTTTTAAAAATACCAATTCTATATCTATCACCCACCGATGAGTTTTCAACTTCAAATGAAAACATTATAATATAATCACCAGGTGTTATTATTGTCAATGTATCACCAGATTCTGTAATATTTGAAGCCTCTATTGTTGTAAACAATGTTTTATTATCATTTGTAATGTAACTATATACGTTTTGAGATACATTAACAACTTCTGAGCTATCTTGAAAATCCATATATGCATGTCTCAATTCATAACTTAAATCATTATCAAACACATACCCTCCACCAGCATTTTGAAATAATGCCTGATCGGATGTATTAATAGTATAACTCCAATCATCTCCGTCTGTAGCCATCATTGTATGTACTGGATTTCCTGAACTGAATGTTGTTTTTTCACATGAATCAGTTAAACCCATATTGCTTTCAGTTGTGATAGCGAATGAACCATTAACATTTATTTTATTATTGTCAAACTCACCATATATCAAAGGGGTTCTATCGTCTGAATTAGCTATATATAGTTTATAATTACCAGTTTCATAATATCCGGCTTTATACCCTATCATCGTGCATGATCCTGCATTTGTGGCTGTTTTCTGCGCCTGATATCCTATAATTGTATTGGCGTTCCCCTGGTTGGCAGTAGCTACCTGACAACCTATCATTGTGTTGTAATAACGTGTAGTAATACCTGTTGATCCATATCCGGCTTGGTGGCCAATGAATACATTGTATCCACCACCATTCATATTATATCCTGCGTAATTACCAAAGAAAGTGTTATTTTCACCTGATTGATTATAACGTCCTGCATAATATCCTAAATATTGGTTAGCAGCACCTGTTGTGTTAGCTATACCTGACTGCCCACCAATAAATATATTGCCATCTACCAAGTTAGCTGCTCCTGCATTCAGTCCTATACCTACGGCATTACTAACAGTAACACCTCCTGTTAATGCATTTAATCCTATTGCTACGTTGTAACTCCCTGTCGTATTATTATAACCAGAACTAAATCCAAAATAACAATTGTACATGCCTACTGTAGTATTGTTTCCAGCATGCACCCCAAATGCACAATTATTTTTGCCTCCGGTTAAATTATGTAGTACATCAACACCAACACCTGTATTATAACCTCCTGTATCACAGTCACGTCCTGCCTGACTGCCTACGAAAGTATTGGCATATCCAACTCCACTGTTATAAAAAATAGTATCGTTCCCAATTATTTTTTCCCCTGATCTATAACCTATACAAGTATTTGCCATTGCCTGCGTTGCTGCATATCCTGCCTTAAAGCCTAAAAATGTATTATAGTGTCCGTTAGTAATATTCATTCCAGCACTATCACCTACACTTATGTTTCCCCACCCTGGTACATTATTACCACCTATAGTAGTTAAATAACGACCTCCTAAGTTATTACCCCAATATTGAGTTCCTTTATATAATGTCTGATCTGGAATAACTATTCTATCAGTTTTAAAATTATGAATTGAATCTGTTGTTAATTCTTTAATATATATATCATCATGATTTGATACTATTTTAGCTGTATCGCCTGGTATTAATGTAATGCTATCATTTGCAGTATTTCGTATTAATAAAGTATCATCTTCTAATTGTATTGTATTATAAGAATCTGCTATATTTGCACCATTTCCAAAAGTTAAACTACCTGTATATATAGAACCATCTGCATTAGTACCAACATGAAACCCATCATTTTTAAATTTAAAAACATTTGAACTTGCCTTTATTGTTAATGAGTCTGTGTTTTCTATAGTATCAGTACTTACCCAATTGTTTATATATAATCGTTTTGTACTAAAATTACCGTATAATAGAGAATTTGTATACTCGTTGGCTTTAGATCCATAGTTTTGATTGCCAATCAAGAGAAGATTATCTTCTGATGTTTGATTATAACCAGCATATGGGCCTAAATAAATATTTTTATCACCATAAGATCCATAACCTGAGTATGGTCCTAAATAAATATTTGTATCTCCTGTATATTGATTAGCCACATTAGCATAACCAGAATATGCACCTAGCATTATATTTAAGTTCCCTCTATTTTGTCTTGCAACCCCATAACCCACATAGACATTATAACTACCTGCATTAGCTGAATCTCCATAATAATTATATTCACCTAAAGCAGTATTTCTTATTCCAGTTATATTTTGATTACCAGAGAATGAACCATAATAAGCATTTTCATAACCTGTTGTATTTTGAGTTCCAGAACCATATCCTACAAACGTATTAGTCTGTCCAGATGTAGTTTGTGTATTTTGACCTGAAAAAGATCCAATAAATAAACTTGAATTACCTGTTTTAATTCTAGTTCCTGAGTAGTCACCTATTGATACAATTTTATTGCCAGTAGTTACTGAATCTAATGATAGATATCCAATACCTATATTACCATAACCAGTTGTAACTTTCCAACCAGTACGATATCCAATAAAAACATTCCTGGTACCTGAAGGTGTTGGAACTGTAGGATAATTACCTATATATACATTTCCTGTATCATCAAAAAATAATATAGAGTTATTACCCATATTGAATTTAAGAAGTGAATCAGATATGCTTAAATTTGTAGCTGTATCATTATTACTTCTTAAATAATCTAATAAAGTATCATTTATTTGTAACTTTGTATAATAATTACTAGAAGCAAAAGCTATACTCTGATAACTTCCATTACTAAATAATATTCCATATCTAAGTTTAACTGTATCAACTACTAAGTCCTTATTTTGTATTTTTACATTCTTATAAAAAAAAGAAGTATCAAATTGACCATGACATAATAAAGAACCTAATAGCATTAAACATAATAATATCTTTTTTTTCATACTTATATTTTTAACTTTTAAATAAATTATCCCATACAGGAGGATCACTAGCAATTGTTAACCTATCAATTACAAAGAAACCATCATCAGATTCTCCCATTCTAATAGTTCCTACTAAATTAATGTTTAAACTAGAATCAACACAAAAATAAATATATCCATCTACAACAACTAAAGAAGCTGTAAATAAAAATGTATTAAATATTGTTTGTATAGCTTCTAAGATAGGCTTAATTTGTTCTAATAATAATAACATATAAGGAAGTACTTTTTGGTACTCCCTATTTTCAATCATTTTCTTTGGATTTTTCTCATAAAATATTCTAAAAGACTCTATTAGAGTGGCTAATCCTGGTATAGTTACAGACATATTATTTATCCTTTCTTCCTTTAGTTGCTAGACTTTGAAATTTAGATTTACCATATTTTTTTCTACCTATCCACGCAGCTAAAGTAGAAGAACCTACTTTTTTAGTAAGCTGTTTAAATCTTGTGCCTAAACCTAACTTTCCTTTAGGCTTATATTTAGTTTTTGCCATATAACAAAGATAATAAAATTTAAGTTAATTGTCAAATAAATTATAAGAAAAGTATAAGGCTCCTTTTATAGAGCCTTATATTAATTTAAATATTAGGAATAATCTTTTAGAGTTATACTTAACCAGTCTTCTATCATTTGAACTGTCTTATCATTATCATAAGCATTTGTAGAATCTGATGGTAAGTATAAATGAATTGTAAATGGTGCATCTGCATCTCCTGATACTATACTAGTATGTTTAATAACATCAGTAAAACTAATACAGTCATAAGATTTACCAGAAGTTGCATTTAATGAAAATTCTGGAGATGGATTACCTACTCTTAGATATTTACCTTGATGCCCATAATCAAACCATTCCATTTCTGCTACTTGATAATATTGTCCAATACCATCATAACCAGCAGTAGTATAAGTAACTACAGTATTAGTAAAGTTTTCAAGACCTACAATAAATTTATTTTTATAATATCTGGTATAACCAGGTCTATAAGTATCATAAGTAAATCTAGAAATACCTTGAATTTTAATACCAAAATCAGCAGCATCAGCAGTTGCAGCAGGAATAACTTCATGATAAGCAGATCCAGCAGCATAAGTACCTGTTGCTTCAACTATAGGAATATCTAAGGTAATTTTATTACCAGACAAAGCTGTAATTTTATAAACACTAGATGTTAATGCACATGCTGTAGTAGTAGTTGCGCCTAATCTAATATAATCACCAACAACTGCATCAGTATTAGTAGTATACTCAAAAGCTGTAAATACTGTACCTGCTAAATCTGTTGTTGCATTAGTAATAACTGGATCTGCTAAATAATCATAAGCAGTAGTAGGAGTAAATATTAAACTAGTAGTACTAGAAGTTAATGTAACTCCTACGGCAAGATAAGCAGCAGCATGAGCAGTTACAAAATTAGTAGCAGTTGTAGTTAAATTTGTATCAAAAGTAGCAAGCTTAGTTAACCCACCAATACCTGTAACATTTGCAGTACCAGAAGTACCAGTTAAAGTAATTTTAGCTGCACCAACAATTACATTATAACCATTAACTACTTTAATACCATTAACAAAATCATTTGCTGATACTAAAGCATTAGAATTAATTCTAGAAATCTTAAACATAGTTTTAGGATAAGATCCTATAGTTTTGTTCATATTTTCCAATAAACTCCAGGTAAGATTCTGAGAAATAGTTGCTTCAGAAGTAGAAGCTTTAGAAACATATTGTGCTGTCCATCTATTAATCCTATCAGAATCTATAGTGCTTTGATCTATTACTTTAATGAAAAATTCATTACTTGTAGTAGTATCAATACTTCCAGAAGCTCCATTGTAACCAATATAAGTTACCTGTTCCACAGCAGCAGCAGTTTCTACTATTTTAGCTGCAACTGTAGCTTTAGTTATAAAAGGAGAATAAAATAATTCTGTTCCTCTCCTACAAACTAATCTAACAACAGTTTTTCCAGTTATAGTGTTGGTAGCTGCGCTAATACCAACTGTTTTATTATCATTATCAATGACTGCAATTTGGCCGTCTGCCATATCTGAATAGTCATTTATAAGTGCTCCATAAGTAAGGTTATTTGTATCTTTTGCTACAAAAGTTCTTACTAGATGTTTTTGACTTTGCATTTTTTATAAATTTTTAAGTTAATAAATAATTAATTATTTTATATTTAAACACCCTCACCAGGGTCTTCATAAGTAGTTAATTTAGTCTCAGACAATAAATGAGCAATATAACTAGTACTAGTAATACAAATAACTTTAATATAACTTCTGTCAGGTATTATTACACCATCTTTAGCTTCTCCAATTACCTTATTATTAATAGTATAACTACCATTATAAGTCAAAGTAGTTAATAAAACATCATTTACAGATTCGTTATGTATCCAGGTTGTCTTTCCAATCTTATCTTCAGAAGGATTTCCTATTATAAGTTTTGTATTTCCAAAAGTAGTAGAATCACTTACTACCAATACTCTATCAGAATCTAATATAGTATAATTAGCGCTTGCAATTCCTACTGTAGTTAAATTATCTTTAGCTTCTTTTATATTAACATTAGTTCCTTCTGTGGAAACTCCTAATTCTAATGTAGAAATTTTAACTGTAGCTAATCCTGTACTATTTATAGTTGTTTTAGTTCCTAATGGTCCTAGAGTAACAGTAGTAGCTTGTGCATCTATCACAGTTCCACTACTAGGAATAATATTATTAGATTTAAGATTTCCCCCACTTTGAACATCTAAAGTAGTTTTTACTACTAAAGTAGTCGCATTAATATCTCCCGTTGTAGGTGGGGCTGTTCCTGCTGAAATTTTACTATCTTTGAGTAAAACTCCTTCTATAGTAGTACCAGTATTATTAGTTTTTTCAGTTATAACATCTACTAATAGAGTTCTTAATATCTGAACATCTCCTTTAAGCGTAGTATCTTCATCTACAGTTAACATATTTCCAATTGATAGATTATGTTCTCCACTTATTACTACATCTCCAGTACTAGTTAATCCAGTACACTCTATAGCATCACATTGTATATCTGCATTTATATCTATATAAGTTTCATCTTTATTTTCTATAGTATTAATAGTAATAGTATCCCACTCTAATTCTCCAGCAGCTTGTAATATTTCTATAGCACTAGCATAAGAATCTAATACTTCTTTTATGTGTCTATACTGTTTGTATCTAACTTCAACAGAGTCTTGTACACTTTTTATATGTAGAAATAAATCATCTGAATACTCTTGTAATCTATCTAGTGCCATTATTTATCTTGTATTTGATTTAAATTTTCCTTTAACTGTTCTGATTGTAATCCAGCACTATCTTTATAGATTGCAAGTGCTTTATTAACTGCATTTGTAACTATTTCTGGATGAATTATTTGACTTAATAAACAATTACTACTAGTGCTTATAGTATTTAAAATTACTCCTCTTATAGTTGATGTATCTGGTTCATCAGCATAAGAATCATCATATATAATTATAGGAGGAGGTACTTTATAATATCTTACATAATATGTACAATAAAGTAATAATGTTGATAAAGTAGAAGATTGTGAATCTGAAAATATTAACTGATGTTTAGTTATAGGAGCAGATCCAGAATCATTATATTTTATTCTCCATATTTCAGTATCAGTTGGCTTTTTAAAAGGATTATCTAAATTATTTTTAATAAAATTATGTGGAATAGGTGTAACTTTATACTCAGTTGTTACAATAGGTTCTCCATTATTAGTACTAGTAAATCTTTCATGTAAAATATGAAAAATATTATTTCCAAAAGTCATTTCTACATTAGCTACTCCACTTTCTTTTATAAACTTTCCAGTATCTACTACTATACGAGTTAAAGCTCCAGTGTTTGAAACAGAAGAAGAAGTTATTATTAAATTAAAATAATTTGCAATTTTTTCAGTTTCTTCTATAGTAATCTCTCTAGAAGGAAAAATAGAATCTATTTTTTCTCTTAGTATTTCTTCCTGAGATTCTGTAAGAAGTGATGACCACTCTTTAGCAGAAATGCCAGGTGCAGAATAGTTAGTTAAAACATCAAACTGCACCTGACAACTGTATTGCATTTCTTCTGCTGTCATTGTTTAGATTTATTTATTTTTTAATTTAGCTTCTAAAAGTAATCTTTCTTCAGAATTAATATCATCTTTATAAAAAGCAACTACTTTCTTTAAACTATTACCTAATACTTTAAAATCTCCATCTTTGCTATAAATACTAAAACTATTATGTTTAGCACTATATTCTATAAAACCTTCTTTAATAGCTCTTTGTATTAGAATTTTTTCCTGAAAGTCTGCATCTTTATCTAGATTAATAACTGAATCTGGACTCTTCTCTACTATCTCTGCTAACATTGTAAAATATTCTTCTTTAAGACAATCTTCTGGAAGAATTCCAGTTACTTTATTTTCAAGATTATAAATATATAAGAATGAATATAAATCTTCCTTACTCTTATTTAATTTATTTAATATTCCCCAAGCCCTAGCTTTCTTTTTCATAAGTTCAGAAGCATCTGCTTTTGCTTCATCTTTATCTACTAGAACAAATCTATATTCTCCTGGTTTTTCATTTCTTTCATTCCAAGAAGGAGATACTAATGAAGAACATTTAGTAAGTATTCTATAATGAATATTTTCTACAACATTTGATAAATCTAATACTATACCAGTTTTCATCAAATTTTCATCTTTCCTAACTTTGACTATAAAGTCATCTTCATTAAAAATACTTTGTTTATTATTTACATTTAATCTTTCAACAGGAACTCCTAATTCTTTAGCAAAGAATTCTCTTTCCTCTTGGCTCTCAAAAATATCTATTAATCTACCAGTTTCTTTTACTTTAGGTAAAGGAATATTGACGGAAGTGCCATCCCACATAAAATAACCTTTGTGGGATGAATCATTTCCAATCATACTGTTTCCTTTAGGTAATGGTTTTAACATCACCTTTTTATTTGGTAAATATTTTTCTCTTAAAGAAATATTTTCACTCATAAACTAATTTTATTATGCTAAATATTCACTTGGGAGCAACCTGCCAGCTCTCATTGGGTTATTAATTTTAACTCCACCTATATGACCTCTAAGAAGTTCATATCCATCAACTTTACTAGAAGTTACTGTAGGAGTATTAGTATTGTTATACATAGTATAAGGACTTCTAAATCCATCAATATACCTATAAATATCAGATCTATTACCACTTAGTAATACTTTCTGAATATTTGGCTTACCATTAGCTGTACCAAAATCTATGATTTCAAATTCTTTAGAAGATAATAACCTACCATCAGCACCATATTCTTTATTTCTAATAGGATCATCTTTCATAGGATCAATTAGTACAGTATATTGTATACCATTAATATAACCATAGGATACAAATTGACCAGATAAACTTAATCTTCCTTTTTGGTCTTTTAATCTGGATTCATTAAATAGATAAGTAATACCAGCAGCTTTATCTTCCATTGCTTTATGGAATAATTCAGCACCAGCTTCTCCAGTAACAAGAACAAAATTTCTTAAGTCCTCTTGTACTTTACCATAAGTCATCTGACCACCAATATTTCCTAACCAATCAGCAGTAAACGAATTATAATAGAATATATTAGAAGAACTTACTTGTTCTAATAGACCAAAGCCACTTTGAATTTCATAACCAGAATCACCTAGATTCCCAAAAGTTCCATCAGGTTTCTTATTAGATTTACCATACATATATAACCTTGATCTATCTCTCCTAAATTGAGTAAGCATATCCCAATCTAATTTAGAAATCCAAGATACTTGTGGTTTACCCTCATCATTTACAAATTTAAATGCTAATGGACCATTTTCACCAGTTTTAAAGTTAATTAAATTACCTGGAATAATAGCTTCTTTTCTAATCATAGAAAGATCATTTTCTAATGCGTAAGGACTAGAATGTCTAACAATACTTCCTGTTCTAGATAAAGTTTTAGTTACTAAACCAAAGTCATATGACCATTTCTTACCAGCAGTTAATTCTGTAGCTGGAATAAATAAATCTCTATCTCCAGTTACTAGTTGTACTTTATATGCATAAGTACTACCCAAATTAATAGGATCTTCTAAAATAAGTAGAGCATACTTATCTGGTTTATGTCCTACAATTTGTTCAGATTTACCAAAATAATTTTCAGCAAAGTGCATATAGAAAGTACTAAGTCCTTTACCTGCTTCACTTGGAGCAGTAGACATATCTTCCATAGTTGCCTTAATAAGAGGAATAGATCTCTCAGAATAACCCTGAATTAACCACCTATAGGGTACATTTTCATCTTCTACATAACTTACTGGAAATTTGTCCAAATAAGCTACTATATCATCACTTCCTAAGTTTACTTGATATAACTGTTCAACAGCATCAGATACTAGTTGAGAAGTTTTACCAGCAACTGTATATAAGTGATTAGCGTCTGTGAAACCTGCCCAATGTGCAGGATCTGTCACTTGCAGTCTTGATATTTGCATTGTTTTATATTATTTAAAAAGTTTAGCTTCCTGTTCTATTAATTTTGAAAATACTACCATTGCTACTTGAAGAAGTTTTCTTTGGAATAACTCCAGAATTATTAAACTTTAATTCTCCAGAATTAAGCAACTCCATTAAGTTTTTCTTACTTTTAGAAGAAGCAACATCTTCAATTTTCTTATTAGCCTTATTTTCAAATATACCTTCTTTTATTAATTTAGCCAGAACAATATCAAAAGTTTCTGCTCCTATCTTTTTTCTATAAACTCCTATAGCATTTAATCTTTCAGATTTATCTACTATATCAGTTTGCATAGATAAAAGCTTCTGGCACTCATCTTTTTTAATCTTAATTCCTGGTAATATTTCTTTATCTACTAAAGATTCTACTGTACTTTTAAGTTTAGTATGTCTTTCTTTAATAGATTTATCTCTTTCCTGTTGTTTTAATATAGCATCATTCTGCATTTGTATCATACCATACTCATCTAACTTTACTAAGTCACTTAAATAAATAGGAGCATTTATTTTATCCTTTTCTATTTTAACTTCAGTATCTACTATATTATCAATTGCCTGTTCTGACATTTGAGTTGTTCGAGTATAGTATTCTTTTAAAATACTTTTTCTTAATTCTATATCCTGAGATAAAACTTCTGGTGTTAGAGATTTATGATAAGTATATAGTTTATTTAATCCTACAAACTCATCAGGCTCTATACCTTTAATTCTTGCTTCTGCATAAGTTTTATAATCTCCTTCTAGAGAATTTACATACTCCTGTAACTCAGTTTGTTTCTTTCTCTCTAATCCTATTTTAAAAGCATTGTAAAATAACTCAGATTCATCTTTAGAACTTTCTTGTAAAGATTTTAACTCTTCATCAGAAAATTCAAGTACTCCATCTTCTTTTAATGCTTCTGGAAGTAATTGAAATATTCCTAAATTTTTATCTTTAGTTTCTTCTTTACTAGTTATAGGTTCTTGTTTAGTTTCTAAAGTTTGTTCAGTTTCAACTTTATTAGGGTTAATTAAATCTTCTAAATCAGCAGTAGTAACTTCTAACTTAGACTCTTTTTTAGTTTCTTTATCTTTATTGATAATAGGCTCTTCTGATACAGAAGTTGCATTAAAACTTCCTGCATCAGCCACTTCAAACATTTCTCCAAATTTAAGACTCTTTAAAAGGTCTGGCATAAAATTATTTTCTTTATGTTAAACAAATATACTATATATATAAAAACAAGTCAAAAAAATCATACTTTTATATAGAAATTATGAACTTTGTTTTTTCTTAATTTCCTTTTTATCTTCTATTTTTTCTTTAGAACTCATTTCTTTTTCTTGCATTCTTTCTTTAGATTCTATTTTTTTAAGTTCTAAAGCTTCTAATCTTTCACTTTTTAATTGCTCCTCTTGAACAGATTCTTTATCTCTACCTTTAGACATTGCTGCAATCTGTAATTGAGTTAAATTATCTTGATCTACTTTATATTTTATCATATCTCTATCAGCAAGTTTATCTTGTAGTTTTGCCATCTCAATTTTATTTTGTTCTTCAGAAGACTGTTTCTCTTTTTGCAACAGTTCCTCTTCAAACTGTTCAAGTTTTCTTAAAGTGGAAGCATTAGATGGATCCCTATAAGTTTTAACAAATTGAGAAAAAGTAATCATTCTACTCTGTAACATATTGGAAGCAGATTCTCTCATAATTTGTTTAATTTGATCTACATCTCTATCTTTACCTACTATAGTATCATAATCAGCAGAAGCAAATTGTTCTCCATCTATCATAACACTAATAGGAGTACCATCATCTAATGCATATTGTAAATGTAAAGGCTTCTCATTAATATAGAGTTGTTTATATGCAATAACTAAATAATCATAGACTCTTTTGATAGTATCTTCATGAGTCATAAACAATTCCTCTGTATTATATGTACTTTGAGTAACTGCTCTTTCAATACCACCCATAGTTTCTCTATTACCTACATTACCCTCTCTTTGTTTAGTGACTCCAGTAACATTTCCCATTTCATTTTCTAATAATGTAAGTATATTAATATACATACTAACAAAAGAATTAAAGTCTGGATTAAGTACTCTGCCAGTAGTATTAAAATTACCAGCCATTATATTTTTAGAAGCTCCTTTTTCTCCTTCTTTAAAAGAATCTAAAAGTCTATAGCCCATAACCTGAGAAAAATACATTATATGATCCATAGTATATCCATCAGGTATCTTAGCTAAATCTAATTCAGTTTCAGGCCCATGTGCTCTAGCTAATAATAATTCTAATTTCATCATTATATAATCATACATATAAGAAAAAGGTTTTAATCTATCCATCAAAGATACAGGAATTCCATTATTAGTTCTTAAAATAGTTCCTACATAGCCAGAACCCCCTAACATTAAACTATCCATATATCTAAATTGTATAGGCTTAACTCTCATTCTAATATATTTATCTGCACCTAATCTAATAGCTTCTAACCATTCATTTACCCAATACTCTTTAACCTCTAAACCAATTAAATTAGGGTCTGGAATAAATTCTTCATCCCAAATCTTAGTTACAGCCTCCCCATCTTCATTTTTATATTCTGCAACTTTTAATTTTCTTCTGGATTTCCAAGTTACTCTTGTAACTCTTATATTACCTTTACTATCATAGGATTCTGATGGAAAACTATCTAAATCAAAAGGTATCTCTTCTATATTAGTAGGTGACAAAGGACTAAAATATTTAGTAAGACTAAGTGTAGGAGATCCTACTTCTCCAGTAAACATACTATTTTCAGGATGAGATTTACCATATCCAGCAGCTTCTTCTAAATCTGTAGTATCTTTTGATGTTAAATATTCATAAAATTCATCTATAACAGATCCTATAGACATATAACAATCTTCTACTATTATATCTGCATCTTCTATTTTATAGGACTCTCCTAATCCATAAGTATAAATATGTAAAGGATTACATTTTCTTAACTTAATTCTTTTACCTATTATATCTATATTATAAATTTCATGTGCACTTAAAGCTAAATCTTTAAATCCTTGATTTTTAATAAAATCTATATTATGAATATTTTTTGCATATTGTATAATAGAGTTGGCAAATTTTTCTCTTATATCTTGTGCATCATAATTTTTCCATTTTGATAATTTATCTAAAGCTTCTTTTAGTTTTCTTTCGTCTAAATCTTTAGTAATATTAGGATTAGTATAGATTAATAATTTATCTATTACATCATCCATTATTCTTTTTTCCTTCTCAGAGACAGCTTCAGGGTTTGATACAAAAGCTCTTATAGAAAAGTTTCTTTCTTTTTCTTCTCCTATTAAAGTAGCTAATTTCTGGTTACCTATAGGATAATGTTGGGGTTTAGCTGGAAAATTAGCACCTCTAATATTAAATGGATTTAAAGTTCTTTCTATATCATCCGTATCTAATTGGCTAGCCCATAAATAATAATTAGAAATCATATTATCTCTAATTCCATTTGCACTATAATTATCAATAGCTAGTTGTATACAGGCATCTATAGACTCCTTCCACCATGGAGTTGTTCTTTGTTTTCTTAACTTCTTTTGTGAAGGTAAGGATTTTATCATATTGTCCATATATTCTTTTTATCAAATATTTCAAATTTACCATAATTTCTTTCTATAAAAGGATCTTTTACATAAGCTTTTACTTTTCTAGTTTTACTTTCTAAAACTTCTTTCTCTTTTAAATTCCTATATATCATTAGTATTATTAATGAGGAAATTCTATCTACATTTACTTTAGGTCCATAAGATAATAATTCTAAAACTAGCCCTAAAGATTTTAATTTAGTTGCATTTGTCTTAGATTCTTCTCCGTATGCAGTTTTTCTTAAATACTCATTTAACATTTCTAAACCCCAATTTTTTAAATGTCCTGTTAAATAAGCTCCCTTTTTAGTATTTTTAATTTTACCTATACCTAAATCTTCAGTACTTTGTAGTTGTTTTGGATTATCTTCTAATAAACTAAGATAATTCATTTTATCCATAAAAGTAAAGAATCCTTTCTTTTGATTCTCATATAGTATTGTAGCTTTATAAAATAAAGTAGCTAATAAACACTGTGAATAAAAATCTTCTGCAAACTCAGTTCTACCAGTATATTCTAAAACTAATCTATCTGTCCATAGATCTAATATCCAAAAAGATTGTAGAGATCTTTTAGTCCCTATAGTATTTTCTTCATCATCATCTACAGGGTCTAAAGCTGCAATATATCTTCCTCTAATTATTTCGTCATCATTATCTTTCTTAGGTAATTCCCACATTTCAATACAACCTGTACTATTAGAAGTTCTAGATAATGGAAATTCTCTAATTGGAACTACATCTAGAGTAGGATTCCATACAGATTCTCCCTCTTCTTCTTCAAAAAATCCAGTCATACCTAAACCTTTAGATAATTCGGTAGATATTAATTCAGACTTTCTTAATCTAAGTATATTTAAAGGAAATCTATTTGATTTGGTAGATAAGAACATTTCTGAAGGAATAAGAGGATAATTCATCATTTCATATTCTAATGCTTTAGAGTCTACAGACTTTCTTTTATCTTCTCTTCTTTTCTCATAGAAAGCCATAGCTTCTTCTTCATCAGTATTTCCATTCTCATCTTTGAATTTATTATTAGTATGTGTTGCAGGAACAAACCATCCTATACTACCCATATTCTCCCATATATCATCAAATGCAAGCATTCTATAATCTTTAGGATTTCTAAATATCTTCTCTGATTCCATAATTTTATCAACATTACCTCCAGTGCCAGTATATAAAGAACTTCCTATATAATGGTCTATAAATTGATTTGCTTCATTAGATCCATGTACATCTAATAAATTATGGCATAAACCAACTTCTTCTACATGTATAATAGTATTTCTACCTCCAGCAGCAGCTTGAGGATTATTACTAGTAAAAATAACATGTTTTAATTTACATCCAGAACCCATAACTTTATCAATACCACCAACATTAACAGGTATTTCATTTCTCCAAGGACTATCTCCATTATTAGGTTTAGTAGAACCTACCATTATCTTAGCAAATGGGCTTGGTCTAGCCTCTATAGTATTTTCTTTCCAACCACCAGGTAAATTTTCAAACATTGTTACTATTTTTTCTATAGTTTCAGAAGATTTATCTCCAATAGATGCACCTACTACAATACTAACAACAGTTTTAGAAATAGTTCCTGGTATATACTTTTTCAATCCATCAAATAAGAGTTCATGTGCATCACAAGCTGCACCATCATAAGAATTATGTGTAATAGTAAATCCTGTTGTTAAGAATAAATGATCCTTATTACTTACTTTTATACAAGTAGAATAATCTTCTCCATAATATTCAATACTAGTTATAAAAGATTTTTCTAATTTAGATTTAGAAGTCTTAGATAATTTCTGAACTTTAGACTGTTTTCTATCTAAATTAAATATTTTTTTATCTGTGTATAGGCTAATTCTATAACAATCCTTACATTTTACTTTATTATTATTCTTATCTTTATAACTACTCTCTTTAATAGATTTTTTACATTGTATGCCTAAACTTTGTAACAAAAATACTACATTATCTGCTAACTTACTAGAAGTTGTATAATATTCCGTATGTCTAGAATCTGCAAATCCATCTGTATCCATTAATCCTCTTAATAACTCTAATCTTTGTTCTCTACTACTATATAAGTATATATTAGGAATAAATTTAGTATTAGAGTAAGTACCTAATAAGTTTAAACAAGTTAATTCTTTATTTAGAAATGAACCTCTAAAAGTTAATTCATAATTTTTTCCTTTATTATAAATAGATATTTTATCAGGATACTTATTTTTTAACCAATTTACTAGTTGACTATCTCCTGTAGTAAATTTAATAGAATAATAATTATTAGTTATACACCCATCTCCTAATAATAAACCTAAAGTATATGGGTCTATAGGAAGTATTTTTTCAGAAAAGTCTACGCCTATACTATTTGGTATAGCATATTTAAATTCCTTTACATATTTAGCTTCTTTATATTTCTCTCTATGCTTAGAATCTATTCTTATATTATAATAGGAATCTTTAAAATCTTTTAATTTTAAATTTAAAAACTTTCTATTAGATTTATCAAAAACTTTCCATATGTGTTCCTCGCAACAAATAATTTCTCTACCATCTCTTAATTGTAGTTTATATAATACTTTTTTTGGCTGAGGGTATACATTAGTAACTACAGTTAATTTACCATCAGATCCATATATTTCATCTCCTGCTTTAACTTCTCCAATAGTTCCAACCCTATCTTTATAATATACTAATTCACTGTTTTTTAGGCACTTACCACCACCACGTGAAGATAATACAAAGAAGCTCTTAGGTTCATTTTGATATATAGGCGTACCCATAGGTTTATTAAACAATCTTCTTATATATTCTCTGGTAGGTACATACTCCTTTAATTTGTGATCTTTATTAAAAGCAGACTTATGTATATTTTTCTTAGTTAATCTTCCTAACTTCCATTCTAATACATCTTCTAAACAAGTATATTCTTCATCTTCTTCAAATCCAGAGAATCCTCTAGCTTCTATCCAATTATAATGAAATTCCCAATCAAAATCTCTTAATAATGGTTTCATCTTTTGTTGTGGCTCAGATTTAGGAGCATCTTCTGGTTTATGTAAAATAGTTCCAAAATTAATATAAAAATAAAGAACAGGTGGTATAAATCTCCAACTACTAGAATTTATATCTTTATCCCAACCAACTTCTCCTATATTACAAGGTATATTATTATCATCTATTCCCCAAAAACCTTCTATACACCTTTTAGTTTGTTCTCCCCAATATTCTATATAAGCCATACTATCTGGATGTAAAGAAGGAATTTCTTTAAGTAAAAAGTTTTTTCTATTATTTATTCTTATAAATAAGCTCATATTATATTATACCTTGTTCCCTAGCTGATAATTTTTTATCTCCTCTTACACTCATAGAATTTCCATCTTTTTCTGTTGCTAATTCTACTAATTCTTTTCTAATTTTTCCTAATAATACCCTATTCTTTTCCATATTATCTAATAAATTAGCAGTATCTAAGCTATATTTAGTATTTTTTATAAATGTAGACCTCTCTTCCATTTTTATATCATGTTCCATAAGTCTTCTTTCTTCTGGAGATAATGCTAATTTCTTATAATCATTAATTATATCTTTATAATCTTCCCATTTAAATTTAGGATTCTTTAAATAATCTGTAATTATTAATTTCTTTCTATCTTCTTCTGATAAAGTTCTATATTTATTTGAAGAATTTATATCTATTAACATTACTATAGCCCACATAATCTTAGAACTATCTTGTTTATGTGGACTTTTATCTTTATTATAAAGTTCACTAATGGATCCTATAATAGATAATTGTTGATTATATTCCCAAAAATTATCTTGTATGTTAAAGTTTTTTATTAGACTCATATTGTAATTTTTCTTCTAATCTTCTTAAATAACTTTCTTGTTTTCTCTTAGAAACATAAAATAAACAAAATCCAGGTATTCTTATATTTTTAAACTTACCCTTCTCATCTGGACCTTGTTTTATAATTTGTGCAGCCAACTCAAAAGGAGTTTCAAAAATATCCATCAAATAGCTCTTAGGTATTTTTTTAGCTTTTGCTATTTTATCTACTTCACTTTTAACTAGTTTGTACAACATAAGAATTAAATGTTAATATATTATATTCTTTACCTATATAAATAGTACTGTCTGTCTTAATATTCTCATTATCTTCTAATTGTAAAAGAATATTTATAGAAGTTTCTAAAAATGTACCAAGATCAGATTCTACATATATATTATTAGGTAAAGTCTTATTCATTTATATATAATGTTATTCCTTTGTATTTAGAAGGATCATAAATTAAATTAATATTCTCAATTTCTTTTTCTTTTATAAATTTCTTCTTTCTTAAAGTAGAAAAAATATTATTTAAAGTATATTCTGTTATTTTTAATTCTTCTATAATCTTTAATTTAGAATCAGGATGAAATACAAATAACATTGCTGCCTTTATACTTTCACCTTTACTAATTTCTACATTAAACATGTATAATAAAAGAGAAGCCACTTCAGCTTCTCTCTCAGTTAAATTATATATTGGTTTTACAATAAATCTTACATAGTTGTCAAAAACCTCTTTATGATCTTTAGCAACTATGTCAATAGTTTTCAATTTTTTATTTTCTGCCATAGTTGTTATCTGAATATATGTAACGCAACTTTACTATTATATTCTAATAATTAGGTTCTTAACTAATTAATACCTAATAAAAAAAGAACATAAGTAAACCCCTAGAGACTTTTACTACTCTTGTTCTAATAAGCATTCTTAAAACTTCTAATTAGGCCGTACGTTATCTCATAGTCATTAACTAATCAAATTATCATCACTGAAAATTGGATGTGAAGTCCAATTAGGGAAGCTCCTTTACCCTTAAGCTTGAATCCCCATTTACCTAACTATTATATTTAAGAACTTTTTGTGACTATAGATTATCTCAGGATAGTATCTTACTTGTCAATGAAGTGTACTCTTTTGGAGTTCTTATCCTTACAAATCTACTTCTCCCTTTCCTTTTAGGTTACTACTCTAAAATCTGAGGGGTAGCAAGATCACTTAACAAAAGTAATAAAAAATAACTCAAAAAGCAAATTTATTTTTATAAATCAAAGAACTTTATATTTAACCATTTAATAATTAGATAGTTTCACCATTCATATTTTTTACTGAAGGCTCTTCTTTATCTTCTTCCATCTTTTCAACTATAGGTTCAATAGTTGATTTAGGCTTAAATATTTCATTATATTTCTGAGTTAAGAAGTGATTATCTATCTTAGCTTTTAAAAATTTATTTTCTAAATCTAAAAAATTAAACTCTGTTTTTAGAAAATTTTTATAATGTTCTAATTTAATTTTAGCTTCTTTAATTCTATTATTCTTATCTTTTTCAGTTTTTTCAATTTTAACTTCTTCTTTAATTACATCTTCTTGTTTTAATTCTTCGTTTTGCATAATTTATAATTTATTGTGTTATTAATGCTTTAGTTTTATTTTGTCCAGTTCTACTCCTACTCCATCCATGACAATCATTACATTTATATAATTTATATACACGTGTATTAGTATAAACATCCTTCATATATTCTAAATTTTTAGAACCACATTTAGTACAACACATATTAGGATCTTCTTTAAATACTCCTAAGTTAGGATGTCTACTATCCCAAGGTCTTAGAGTTAAATATAATTTTTCTAATTCAATTACATCTTTTTTATTATATTCTGACATTGTATCCCATGCAACAAGATCTCCTTCCATACATTTTCTCCATAATAAGAAACCTTCATGTTCCATCTTACCTTCATTACCTATATATTTAGCTAAAAAATCCAATTTACCATAAGTAGTTCCTATATTATGCTTAGCAATCTCTAAAGTATCTATAACTTTATAAGGACTAGGTGGAGTTAGACCATGAAATAAAAATCTGGCATTTATTCTTTTTCTATCAAACCTATTACAATTATGGGCTATAATTATATCAGCTTCATCTAGTAAGTACCACATTTCTTTAACTAAGTTATAATCATTAAAATCTTTTTCATTTTTTGCAGTGCCGCTAAATATTTTATCTTCATTTAACCATTTAGCTGAATAAGTTAATATGGTCCAATCTCTTATTATTTGTTCTGGTTGTATAAATTCTTTTATAGTCTTCCATACATAAGCTGTTATTGGAGAAGTTTCTAAATCAAATAATAATATTTTTGCTTTTGGTGATCGTGCCTTTACCATATTTATTGCACGATTAGTTTGTTTATTTTTAATAATTTTTCTAGCTTTAACTACATCTTCTTCAGTACAATTAAGTATTTTAGATATCTTAGACTTACCCATTCTTATAAGATAAGGCTTTTGTTTAAAACTATCTACTATTTGTATTATATTCATTATTTCTTAGTTTTATCAAACTGATATAATAATACTGCTAATTGTTGTACAAATAAATCATCCTGATATAAATCTATATAATTTAAAGAACTTAATATAGCATGTACAACTTCATGATATAATGTTTCTTCTACAGACTCTTTAGTTCTTTTTACACTTCTATAATTATCCGCTAGAATTATTTTAGAACTATCTGGAATACATCTACCATATATCCCATTCTCATCTGTAAGTTTATTATTTATTTCTACTTTCCATTTAACTGCTCCTAATGTGAATTCTTTAATCATACATTAAAAATTTAATAATTTAACGTCGTAATTTTTATACTTGAGCTTTAATACTTCAAGTTCTTCTCTAGGATCTACTGTCATAACTCCAGTTACTTGTGTTAATTTATGTTTAAAATATAAATATTTCATTCTCGTATATTTAACTGCCTTAATAATACTTTAAGTTCTGATTTATTTTTAATAAATCCTCTAAATATAGAAACTTCTTTATAAGTCATATCTTTATTTAAACACCTAACTTTATCTTTTATAGATATACCTATTAAGAGTGCTTTTGAATTTGAATCTATGTGAATTGAACTTAAATAAAGTATGTAATCTTTCTTTTCAAACTGTGTTGCCCAAGAAGAACTAAAAGATTTATTATACTCTATTTGTTTAAATCCTAAACTTTCTATATCTTCTTTATCTAAGTATTTAACTCTAAATACTTTAGTTATATTATCTTCCCATTCAGAAGTACCGTGCTCATATGTGGTATATGCAATTGAAACAGCATCTTCATCACATATCTCCTTCTTCCATATCTTATCTTGCTGATTATTAAAGAATTCGCATTCAAATCCTACATAGAATTCAGTTATATTAGGAGTATAATATTTATTTTCCATACTCTTTTTTAATATTTTCTAATTTATTATTTAATTCTTCTTCTAATTTAGGTAAATATTTCCTCTTAAAATATTCTATATCCTCCTTATCTAAAGTGATTAAATCCCTAAAAGATTCTCCAAAAATATATTCACTATGAAACTTAGAGCATAAATGGAAAGTATAAGATATATTCTCTTGTAATCTTGTACTTTTTAGTGGCCCTAACTTAATAGAAGTATTATTTTTACATTCTATTTCTTCATTAATTAATAATCTCTTTTTAAAATCTAAAATATTATTTTCCACACTCTTTTACTTTAATACATTTAGATGATTTAAAACTTAATCCTAAAAAATTACGTAATTTCCTATACCAATTATATTTATAAACTTTAACTACTTTATATTTGAGTTTATCCTGAGTTTCTAATATATCTCCTTTATTAAACCACGACTCTTGAAATATTAATGTAAATTCATTCTTGTTCTTTCCTGGGATCATATATTTAATTTTTGTAATAGGTTTACTTTCATAAGATCTTCTTATTCGTGTAAAATAACCTATACAATCACTAGTTATAAACTTTAATTCTTTCCAATCATTAAAATATACCCAGCCAATTGGACTTTTTATTTTAAGTTTTATAACTTTATTTTTCATATTTTTTATTTAGATATAGTATTTCTAATTTTAATTCATCTATTTCCAGTAAATTATTTATATATTCAGTTCTTACTTTTAAAAACTCTTTTTCTAATTGTTTTCTAGTTCTACAGGCATCTTTAATTATATTAGATTCTACATAGTAATCTTTATAGTAACACGAATTTTTATAATGAAGTATCTTAATAAACCCCTCACTATCTAAGGTAGTATGTGCCCTAGCATATCTTTTTCTAAGTTGAGTTGCCTTAAATCTCTTTATTTTACTTATTATATTTAGATTTTTTATTGCAAAATATAGACTAGTTAAAAAAGTAATTCCTAGTATAAGTACCCCTAGTATAAATATACAGAAACCTACAATATAATCATAATAAATATCTCCTATAAGAATCAATAAAAATCCTAAACCTATTTTAGGAAGATAATAATCAAAAAATAAATCTTTTAGTAATTTTTTCATTTTAGTTCTATATGTATTTTATTAAATGATTCTATCTCATCACTTTGTTCTATAGATAAATCAATTCCAGACAAAGTTATTAATTTAATTTCCTTTTTCTCTAAAATATCTTCTATTTCTTTGGAAGAATATACAAAACTTCCATCTAAATGTTGTATATTAATCATGGAATCTTTAAAAAATTCTTTTCTAGTTAATTTGTCTAGTACAAGAATCGTAGGTTTTATACCTCTCTCTAGGGATTCTTTAATTAGAAATTGTATTAATTCATAATAATGCATAATTTTAATTTTTATATTAAACAAATTTATAATAAAATCCTAATGCAGTTACTAATATACCCACCATAAATAAAAATGTATATATAAACCATAAAGGAATTCTTCTGGAAATAACTTTAACAATTCTATCAGTTATAGAAGTAGTACCTAAAAAATACCAATTAAACTCTCTTACATTATTATAAGTAAGATTTATTACTGGTATTCTATAACTTAAATAAACTACAAAAAATAAACTCATTTCTTTCCACCAGGATAACTGTGGAAGAAATATAAAACATGAAATAATTAGTAATGCCTGAAATTTCTTAGATAAACTTTTAAAATCTTTATCATATAAGCCTTCAGATAGTCCTTCTAAAATTAATAATAACCAGGGTACAATAACAATTATTAGTTGATGTGACATATAACAAATTTCTTTAGCAAATATAATAAAAATTAATATATTATGCAAATTTATTTTTAATTATTTTTATTTAATTTTACTTGATTTTTAATTTTTTTAGTATTATCTTTGCTATATCTTTAATTCAATAATTGCTTGCATGGTATTACAATTAATAGTCATGAGCAATTCCTCAAATCCCTGCATGTAACTCTAACTACTCAGGGATTTTTTATTTATTATATCTAAAGACATATAAATAGCACATATTTAGTTAAATTATATTTATTTAAATATAGTACTTTATATTACTAAACATAAAATTATCAAAATTATCTATGTTACCAGGTATGAGTAGTACCTACCCTAAAGCACCCCCACCAAAGTTTGCATTGGGCTGATGGGAGTACCCATTTGCTTATTGCCAGTGTAATTTATGTATTAATTTTTAAAATTTAAAGTTATGTTTAACGCACTAATTTTAGCAGTAGCTAGTAAGTTTAATGGTCCTAATGCATCATTAGACAAAAATGGTAAGGAACCTGTAATTCTTAATGTATTGTCAGGAATATTTCCTAACAGGAATGTACTTTCTGGTACAATAGCAGAAAATATGCAACTACAGGTAGGTAAGTCCTACTTATTTCAAGTAAGAGAAGTTGAGGCTGATCCTACTTATGGAAGAAGGTTTACTTATACTAAAGTTGCTGAAGTATCTGCTCTGGAAATTGCAGAGTATTGCCATAAATATGGCCCAGCAGATATGTTTGAAATTGAACCAATAGAAGTTGCCAGTACAACTAGAGCTTCTATTAAAGAAGGTTCAGAAGCTTAGTAAGCTAATTAAGCAGGATTAATTTCCTGCTTTCTCTTTTGTATTTTCTTTAATCTTATATATTTAATCTTAAACTTATTAGTATGAAAACTTTAGAAATTTCTGCTACAATATTCTATAGTATAGTTTTTGTAGCTAGCTTAGCTGTAATAGCTATTAATCTTATTGGATAGATTTAGTTCTATTCAACTTTTGTATTACATAAAATTAATTTAGACATTTCCTAAGAGGATATAATAGTCCTCTTAGGTTTTTATTAATTAATTAAATCTACCACTATGCTTAAACTATCATTAATAATCTTCTTTGTTTTTTCTGGTGCATTTGCATTAGGTATATTTGTAACTTATTTATATTACAAATATCAAACAATTAAGATTGAAAAAGAAATGATTAGAGTGTTGGAAAATATGCCAACTAACTCTAATAATAAAAGATCTGACTCTCTAAATATATACTTCTATAATGACACATTGTCAAAAGAAGATTTATTTATAAACTTAGAGAGTTTAGAGTCAATGAACTAATACTACAGAGTTAATAATACTCTGTAGTTACTTTGAATTTAACTTAAAACTAAATAATATGTGGTATTATATTGTATTTGCAATTAGTTTATCTTTATCAATAACTTATATAATCAGTGGTATAAATTATGTGATAAATAGATACTATAGTAATAAGTATACAACTTACAACATGATACATCTTGTATTAGTAATAATAAGCTGGACATTATTCTTATATTTATCTAACTAAAAATATACTGGAGGATATTTCGTTCTTTTAATTGTGACTCATTTACTAGATTTTTTTTTCATATATCTGTTTTAGTATTAAATAATGTTTTAGGTTTTGTTTTATATCCTCCAGTTTTTCTTAATTTTATCTATATGAAACACACAATAAATGTAATAGATCTTAATAATATAATAGAACATACTTATATATTAGCAAGTTCTGTTAAAGAATTAAAAAGACTATTCATTCATTTTACAATAGAGAATGATAAAATATGTTCTAAATTTTGTGTAACTCAAAGTAATAATGCTAAAGAACATAAATTACTATTTAATAAGTTTACAGATTCACTAACAGAAGCTATAGAATGGTATAATGAGTTATACTAATACCTATAGTAATTGTTGGTAGAATTGCTTTTTGATTATTCACTTAAATAATTATATTATGGACTATAGAGTTAAATTAGCAGAAACAGTTCAAAAAGAATTTGGAGCTGCATTAGAAAATGGTGTAGTTAGTAAAACTGGACCAGATCATAATCCAATTATTACTGTTTTTTATAGATTACCTAGTAATTTATACTATGAAAAAACAGGATTACAAGGAGAAAATAAAAGAATAGTTCTTGAGAAGTTGGCTAAAGAGCTATATGAAGAATTATATGACTATAAAAATTAACTATTCTAAAATACTTCCACTGTGGTTTACTGAGTAAAGGAAGTCTCAGTAAATAGTCTAGGAATGTAGAAGGATTATAAGTCTTAAACCCTTGGTGTTAAACCTACATGGTGTTAAACTTGTAGTAAAAAGCTTCTACTCACAGTAACCTGGTCAAAGGTTAGTAACCTAGACATTTTTAATTGACTATTAACTTTAAAATAATTATATTATGAACACACCACTAAATCATGAGCAAATTAAAGCATTACCTAAAGGATTCAATCCTACAAGTGATGGTATTAATAGACAACAAAGAAGACTATCTAAGAGAACTATTCTTAGACTAATTAATGGTGTTGTTAAGGAAATTAGAATACCTAACAGCACTAAATTGGTTAAATGTAGTCTTAATGTACCATTAGTAATAAGAGGTCATAAGTTTAATGGTAATTACTGTAAATGAGGATTCATAAGGGTGTAGAGTGCTATAAACCCCTACATCCCTTTTCACCTCTCATCTACACACCATCATTTTACCCAATAAAAAACTAAAATAGAAATTTTGTTTAAATACAAATGAATTTAATCTTATTTTAATATAATTAATCATGACAATAAAAATTGATTGTAAATTTAATAATCTGGGTGCATGGTGCAAATGCAAACAAGTTAAAAGAAAATGGTATGAAATGGGTGGTAGAGGTTGTATAGAATATCCTTATCAAACTAATAAATGTGTATATAAAGAATCAACATTAAGACCAGAAATAAATTTAATAAAACAATAATGTTAGGCTTATGAAAAATTTTATAAATAAATTATTTAGATTCCAAATCCATTTAGTGAATATTTTATCTTTATACAGTGTAAGTATTTTGCTATTCATATAAGAATTGAGTGGTGGAAATTAAAACTATAATTAAACATAATAATATGAATTTATTTAAAAAAGTTATTAATAAAGACACAAATAAAATCATTGAAGAAATTCATGAAACATTTTATACTGAAGTAGATAAACTATTACAAGAAGCAAAAATATATAATAGTTTAGATACAGATAAACAATTATTAATTAATAAATCTGAGCGTTTAGAAAAATTAGGATTTATTAATACAAAAGAAGTTCAGGAAGCAAAAGTAGAAATTAGTAGGTTAGATGAGCTAAAAAAAGAAAATGAATTAAAACAAGATTTAATAGAGTCAATTAATTATTTCTCTATTAAATACCCTATATATAAATTTATTACTGAGGACTCGGTTAAGAAAATATGTAATAAATATAAATTAATTTATAGTTCAATCAATAATTATATTGATACAGTACCTGATGAAAATTTACAAAGAATTGAAGAATTTAAAATTGATGAAAATGATAAATGTTTTATAATTATTAGTACCTTATCAGCAAATTATGATAGAGATCCTTATTCTGCATACATATCTAAACAAGAGTATAAAAAATATTTAAAAGAAAAGGAAAACAATCATTCAAGTTCTGATTATAAGTTTTTAAAATGCTCATTAGAAATTGTTGCACCACCATCATATTTTAATTTAAAGAATACAGAAATAAAAAGCTATCAATTAATTAAAAAACCCATTCCAGATCCAATTGTTTTGCAACCAGTTATATTCAAATATATAAAGCACTATTTAATAATAACTGCATGGGGTAAAGAAGCTAGTGATGAATTAATAACTAATGAAAAAATGAACTAATATGAAAATACTAATTATAATTTTAATAATTTACATTCTATCTGTTATAGGAATAAGATGGTTATACAGAGTACTTTATAAATATGATATATTATCAAGTAAAAGTTGTACATTTAATATTAGCTGGATTATTCCTTTTTGTAATACAATAGTATTTATATTCTTAATTATTATATGTAGTTTAGGTATTATTGAATATAAAGCCAATAAATCAAAATTACTAAGTAAACTTTTTAACTACGATTTAGAAAAATGATAACACCAAAAGAATTTATATTTGAATGGTTTAATGATATTATTAAGTATTTTAATAACATAGATATAACAATTAATTATAAATTAAAGTCAACTACTAATACTCATATTATAGAAATACTGCCTACGGATTTCTATGTGACAAATGAAGAGTATTTGAGAGCTGAAAGTGAATTTGAATCAGAATTTAATAGAATTTATCCAGATGAAAATATTCTTTTTATCTCTACTAATTCATTAACTAAAATAGGTAAGCCTGATTGTACTTTTAAAAGAAATTAAATTAATAATAACTATGAAAGATACAGATTTATTTACAATAAAAACAACAAAAATACCTAACTGGGAAAATATACCTACTGGTAGCAAATTTACTGCAATAATTGGAGGTAAAAAATGTACAGGAAGAATATATAAAGATGAAGAAGAAGCTTTTATTTATTTATGTCAAAATATAATGAGTGGGGTAAACTGTAATAATAAATTAGGTTATAGATATTCTTGGGCTGTTAATAATGGTACAATGGAAGAAATAGAAAGCTGTAATGTAAAAATTATTTCTATAACTTTAGATCCTAAATTTAAATATATTTTACCAGAAGTTACAGATCTTGATGAATATAGTATAGAATATAATAAAGATTATATCAAAGTAGGGTGTGTTAGAGTAGATAAAAAAGATATTCAAGAAGTACTTAAATACATGAATACTTTAAAATAACATTATAATGTATGTTTTACATTTTTTACTATATTTGCAAAATACATTTTACAAAATAACTTTATTAATTATGAATATTAGAAAAAAACCCTTATCTCAAGAAGAGATAAGTAAGATTATAGCAGGTGAAGGACCTGATTGTTGGATTAAAAAATGGGATTCTGTGACCCAGCAATGGTATTGGTACAATTGGTGTGAAGGTTGGAGTATTCCTCCCCCTATAACCCAAAAGTACTTTTTTTAAAAAATTTATTAGACAAAAACCTTAGTGAAAGTATAACTAGTAACTAAGGTTTTTATTTAAATTAAATAATAAATTATAATATATGAATAAAAAAGAAGCAAAAGAACTATGTATACTAAAATGGGAATATATAGTTAAATGCGGAGGTGACTATGACCCTTGGGATTTACTTAGTGAACACCCACAATTAAAAAGTCTTACAAATCATTGTGCTTATTGTAAATTATATTTTAGTACCAGAACTAAAACATTACTAAACTGTGGAAAATGTCCAATAAGATTAAAAATAAAGGATTATAATGATTTAGATGAAGCAGGTTGTGGCCAAGAAAATCATCCTTTTAATAAATGGTTTAATTATAGAACTAAAAAGAGCGCTCAAGCAGTATTAGATCTAATTAAGAAGTCATAAATATGTGTGATATAAACAAGAAAACAAAACTAAAAACTGTAACAGGATATAAATTATGCTGGAAAGAGAAAGATACGTACTATTCTCATATAGTTAGAAGTAGAATAGATTTAGGTAAAATTAATTCTCCTCGTGAATCTGTAAATGTATTCAACTATAATTATATAATGAAGCAATTTAAATTATGCACAATATTAAAAAAACTTGCAGTAGCAAGAAAACATTATCATAGCTCAAACATCAGTACTTTAGTTCTGCTAAAAATAACTCTAGGAGGTATTATATATAAAGGTACAGATCGTGGATATACTAATATGCTTGATAATAATATAGTATATGCTGGATCTGAAATACTATCCTATCAAGAAATAGACCTTAGAGGCAGAC